TAGCTCTGACACCATTTACGTACATGGGACTGGTCCTTCTCAGTTCGATCTAACAGCAGTAGAAAACCCTCTCAATACAACTTTGGTTGGTTACGACAAACGGGGTACCCCGTTTGGACAAATCTCACAAGAACCTTTCGATGGATACGAAATCAGCGTCTTGCTGTACGTCGGTTCCTCTAACTCTGTAGACCTCCGTTTCAAAGGGAATGTAGTTGACGACCTAGCTCCAACAACTAAGATTAAGGTAGACGGTACGCAGTATAACCTCACTAACTGGGGATATCAGAGTAGTTCGGATGAAACAACTTGTAACGTATCTACTACTTCTCTTAGTTTTGTCGATGGGCAAACTTACGAAGTAGAACTCTTTTAAAGGAAGGAAAATGTACAAACTTTCAAAAAGATCTCTTGATAGTCTTGATGGGGTTCATCCGGACCTCGTCAAGGTTGTTAAGAGGGCTATCCAAATCACTAAACAAGACTTCTTTGTAGGTGAGGGAGTACGTTCTGTAGAGAGACAAAAGAGGCTTGTGGCTTCTGGTGCTTCACGCACTATGAACTCTCGTCATATCACAGGACACGCTGTAGACCTTCATCCGTATCCCTACAACGGAGATCACGACCAAGATGGTGTTCCAAATCGTGATGACTGGGACGCTTACCGACCAATCGTAGAGGCTATGTCTAGGGCTGCTGATGAACTCGGTGTTCCACTAGAGCATGGCTGGGACTGGGGTTGGGATGCGCCCCACCATCAACTACCTTGGAGTGATTATCGTGTTTAACGAGGAAGGTATCGTAAACAAACTGGTGACAGCTGCTGTTATTGGTCTGCTAGGGTGGAACGTAATGACCACCCAACAGTTGGCTATTGACGTGGCTGTCATCTCAGAAAAAGTAGACACAAGTATCAGACAACAGGTGTCCAGCTCTGATATCGCTGTTCTACAGGACAAAATCGTTCGGCTAGAAAACTGGAACCAAAACCTTTCAACGAGGCTCGCTAATGTCGAAGACTACATCAGAAAAGAAGACCTATAAACGTGAGGTGGCTGCTGTCCTTCTGGCTGGCTTAGGCTACCTCGTATTCGTAGATAATGTGGAGATGGTAAATGTACTGGTATGGCCGTTTGTCAGTTTTGCTGCTGGTGCTTTTGGCCTCGATGCCATTAAGCAGCTGCGATAAAGCTCTGCCATTTCTTACCGGAGGAGGCCCTAACGTAGCTGCAAATACACAGCTGGGTAAAACCAATACACAAACGTTGGGTGTCTCCTCCTCCAACGCCCCTACGGTAAGCCTTAGACCTCAGTCAAGGGTGGATCAGATCGACCAGAGTACGAAGACCCAGAACGATACTAACCCTGTTGTCTGGGTTGTCTTTGGTTTACTCATTGCTCTAGCGATGTACCTTATGTATCTCCTCCCTTCACCTAAAAGGTCTTGACAGGTTTTAATAACCATGTTATAATTAACTTAGGGTTTGTCCGGGGGGATATAACATAACTTAACAATAGGGACTTTTATGCCTCGTAATTATAAAAAAGAATACAAGAACTACCACTCTAAGCCTGCTCAAAAGAAAAATAGAGCTAGTCGTAATGCTGCTCGACGTAAGGCTGTAGCCTCAGGTAAGGCTCGTAAAGGGGATGGTAAGGACGTACATCACAAGAATGGTAATCCTCGGGATAACCGTAGCTCTAACCTTTCTGTGAAAAGTAAAAGTAAGAACAGATCTTATTCTCGCACTAAGACAGCACGTAAGAAAAATCCTAGGAGCTAACAACGTATGGCAAAGAGACCATCTATTTCTTCTGTAGGTTCTGGTTACACATCCCCAGAGACCCTAAACCAAAACTTCCAGAACATTGCTGAAGCATTTGACAACACACTGTCTAGGGATGGCTCCACGCCTAACTCTCTGGGGTCCGACCTAGACCTAGACGGTAACGATATCCTTAACGTAGATAACCTCACTGTTACTGGTACAATCAATTACCAAGGTCGTGTCTTGACACCCGGAGGGGGTGGCGAAGGCTCCGGTGTTGCCGTTCTGTACAACTCGACCCTTCTAACTCCTGTTGCTACTGCTCTGAACTTCACTGGGGCAGGTGTAACAGTCACAAACGATGGTTTGACTAAGACGATCAACATCCCCGGTGCAGGTGGCTCTGGTGGTCTTCCTACCTACAGTCAACCAGCTTCAGTACGGACTGACATTGGGAATGGAACACTCTCGGATGGAGACAAGTTCTACCTCGGTGGGGAGTTGTTTGAAGTCCAACGTAGTCTAGATAATGATCCGGACTCTTGGTTCTACAACACCAACGGTGACACCAATTACGGTGTTAAACCTATCTCTCCTCTTCCATACAACTACTATGTCTTCCCGGGTTTCAAAACCCAAGACAACAATAAGATTCACATTAGTATCTCTCCCGATGGACGTAGATTCTTCCGTCTCAACGCTGAACCCATCATGCGTGGTGGTGGAGACAGCACTATCGGTGGTCGAGACTCTCAGTTGTTCTGGAACGAGAACCTTGGTGAATGGTGGATGCCTGTTACCTCGGGCAGTGAAGTAACTGATTATGACTTCTCTGTCTTCCGGTCTCGAGACGGTATTACCTTTGGGTTGTCTCGTGGTTATCTTGACGCCAACAGTCCTGAAGGTAAAGTACGAGGGAAGACTCTTCCGGGTACTTCTCGTCCTGTGGATCGTCAGTGGTCTAACAAGTTCTATCGCTTTAACGGTACACTGTACATCATCACGTCTCTTCAGGTTCTCCCTGATGTCACCAATGCGTTTGGTAATAATGCCCCTCAGTTCCGTCCGTACATCGCTGAGGTTATCGACGAAGACAACATGCTCTTCGGTCCTGTCACACAGCTTCAAATCGGTGGGGCAACTGACGCTAAACTGAACCCTGACTTCATCCTCGTAGACGGTACTTACTACGCTTGTATCAAAGATAGTCCTACTCGTTCTATCGAAGTCTGGTCTGCTACTGATCTGTTTGGTACTTGGACACTTGAAGATACTATCGACCTCAACCCGGCTGACTTGAACAGTCTGGAAGGCGATACTTGGGCTGTGCATAAGTATGTAGACCCGAATGACCCAGACAACATTCTGATTAAATACCGTATCCATCTGGCTAACAACCGTGATGAGAACGACAAACTGATCGGTATTCCTCGGTTTACTGAATCTCTAACCACACCTGCTGGTCCTTATGGAGACATCGAACAACTAGACTTCTCCCATGCTTCCCGCAACGGTACTATCACTAATTTGGCGATGGTCAACGACCCTCGTGCTATCAAGTCCATTATGGCTGCTCAAGATGCTTACGTTGGTCAATTCCGACACAAAGTGGACGAACAGGAGACTCTGGACGCTGGTACACACGACCTGTACCCTCAACAGAGTTTCATGTATACAATCGCTGGAGCAGGTGGTTCTACTGTTGTAGAAGTGAAAGAGAAGGTTGCTGATCGTTTCTACGTTGGTGTTAACAACACTAATGCCGGAGCTACTATTGAGTTCACTGGTAACGATCTCTGTCGTGAGTTCACTGTAGGTGGTGGTGCCCAAGAGTACGTCGAGGTTATCTGGCTTGAGGCTATCGGTAAGTACGTACCAATTGGCCGTATACAGTCTTTTGGTGTTGCCGATAAACAACTTCTGACAGATACCACAGACACTGTGACACCCACACAGGACACCGAGTACTATATTCTGGGTACAGCAGGGTCCACACAAGTAACCATCCCTGAGAAGGGAGCTGATAGCTTCTACGTAGCTGTTCACAACAGTGATCCCGGAGCTACTGTAGAGTTCATCGGCAATGACTTCTGTCGTCCCTTTACAGTAGGTGGTGGTCAACAGGAGTTGATCCAAGTTATCTGGTCTGAGCAAATCGGTAAGTACATTCCGGTGGGACGTTTGTCTACCGGTGGTGGTGGCTCCTCAGACGGTGTCATCAATGGGTTGACCTTCAACTCAGGAACAAATGTGCTGACAGCCTCTAGGACTGTTGGGGGTGATCTAACCGCTGACCTGTCTGCTCTGGATACCCAAGAAGGTATCACAGTTGAGGACGAAGGTGTTCCACTCACTACTCTTGCAACCACTTTGAACTTCACAGGTACTGGTGTAACCGTTACTGGAACCGGTGCTGAGAAGACAGTGACTATCAACTCTGGTGGTGGAAGCGCTGACGGTGTTGTGACAGCAGGTACCTATAACTCTACTTCAAAGGAAGTAACTCTGTCTAGGTCTGAAGGCCTTGCTGATGTTACAGTAGACATGAGTGGACTGCCTTACAGATACTTCGGCTCGACCACTGTTCTTCTGGACCAGTCTGGTGCTGATGGCTGGGGTATTCGGGATGCTGCTACAGATGGTGACTTTATCCCATTCGGCACTTCTCGTCGCCTAGGGAACCTTGCAAACCCTGTGAGGGGTGTTACACTGGAGGCTAGGGATGCAGCCGGTGGAACTGGCACAGACCATCTGGAACTGTTCCTTGCACAGAATGGTTCCCTGAGACTTACCGATGTAAATTCTCCTACAAACAACGATGGTTTGGACATCAATGCGTTCAACCAAGTTCACATAGATACACGTACATCGGGTACTGCAACTTGGGATCGCTCTAACGGCAATGTCATCAACTTCACCAGCAGTCTTTCCAGCACACTTACTGTGGACTTGTCTAGTATGAAGGTTGGTGAGTTTGTGTTTGTTCGGGTGGGTAGTCCTAATAGCCGGACTATCAGCTTCACAGGACAAACCTTTGAGTGGGCAGGAGGCTCTCAGCCTTCAACTACCGCGAGTACGATGTCTTACATCTTCTTCAGAGTAGGTTCGTCTAATACACAAGCTATCGCTGTGGAGTTCTAAATGCTACAACTGTTCATGATGATGTCTGCCTTTGCGGCTAATCAAGAGACAGTTACCTACACATGGTCTATGACAGCTGGGACGAATGGTTCGTACAACGGCTATTCCCCAGCGTCAGACCTAAACGTTGGTTCTATCTCTGCGGAGCCTGTAGCAGGTCAGACGATACGAAGACAACTCTCTGGTGTGTCTAACGCGTCTAGGTTCCAGTTCCTTGGTAACGCTACTTCAGCTGTATCAGGGTTCACTGAATTGGTCGTTAATGGGACTTCCTACGCAATCTCTTCTTGGACATACAATGGTACAGCAACATACGCTGTGTTTACAACAACTGCTCCTACGTATAGTAACGGTGTTACCTACACCTGTGAGCTTAGATAAACAAAAAGAAAGCCCCTAAGGAGAAATCCCTAGGGGCTATTTTCTTTTAGTTTACTGGTGTGAGTGATACCACCCGGTCAGGGTCGTTCTGCTCAAAGTCGATCTCTTGAGCCATCCACTCGTACATAGCCTCAGCTAGTTCCATGACGTCTTGGTCTTGGTGTTGCCGTGCTTCTACTGCGAGTTGGAGTGCTGCCATTTTTACGGAGAAGGATGAAATTGTGTTCATGTGGTTTCCTTTGCGGTGTACTCTTCTTTGATCAGTTCTAGGTAATGAATAGCTTTATTGATATCCTCTAGACCGTTCTTGTCCTTGTGACGTGAGACATACTTTACTACGTTACCTTCGTACCAACCTAGATTATTTTCTCTGATGTATTCGATGGGTTGGATCTTGAAGGTCTTGTAGTGGGCACCTCCCACTTGTTTGTCTTTTGGTTTCACTTCGTTTGTCCTTCGGAACGTCGGAAGAGAGCAACAATAGAGGGTCTGTCCGGGCAGTACATCACGGTAGATCTTACCACAACTCTGACACCGGTAGTCACTCTTCGTTTCCACCTGTGAGTCCTCCTTCGATACCTTCTAGTGCGATTTGAAGACCGATAAGCATCCAGTCTTTAGTCGGGCCATCTGGGAGGATTTGAACCCCCCAGCCAATAAGTTCAGCACTGAGCCACATTCGGAATTTAAGCATTCTCTTCTTCTTTCTTAACGAGTTCCCCCCAAGATACGGGGAAAAGCTCTTTCATTTTTTCGTCAATTTGTTGAGCCACAAGACGTGACTCGTATTGTGTGTCTTCTTTAAGACGTAGGCTGCACATGTCTGCAAAGGCGTCGAGGCTGCCAGACCAATACCACTCGGTCATCATGGACTGAGGTAGGATCATACGGGCTTGCTCAGGGCAGACCCCTTGCTCTATAAGGTGTTTGTAGAGACTTAAAGTCTCTTCGTTTTGAGCGTAAACATCCTCTGGGATATCCTTGAACTCCCACAGAGACTCGTAAGTTTGGACAGGTAGGTCCGTACTACCTTGCTTCTTGTCTACGGCCTTGGATCTCCAAACGTCTGGTACGTAAAGCTCGGGTGCGTCATCTACATAGCGTCGACTGATTTCATTCCACCTTAGGTATTGGTGCTTCACCAACTGTCTAGCGACAAAAAGAGGTGCCCTAACCCTGAACGAGGCAAAACAGTGTCCAAAGGGTGAGATATGTTTGTTCCTCGCCAAATAGGAAATTAGTTTGTCGTTTTGTTCTTTTGAGTAAAGAGATGCTTCTTTGTCGAAAGACACTCTCGCAGCATTAACTACCGTTTCATCAGTACCCATATGGTCTAAGTAGTCAACCTTGATTTGAGCCATTCAATAATCCTCTCTAAGTCTTCTATACTAGCGTCGTCTTTTATTCTATTAGCCCTCTGTGAGAGCCACTGAACGTTTCCTTTTACGTAACCTTTTTCCGGAACCACCCTGTCTAACTCGGCTGCCTCTGAACTCCCTTTCGGAGCTTTCAAACTGAGAGGTGTTCCGAAGACGGGGCAAACTCCAGTCCAGATACCTTTTAAGTGAGCTACGTCCAAGTCAAAAGGTAGACCTTTGTCTGAGGCCCTGTGCCTAGCGGACCTCATCCTAATGGCAAACCTGTTTTTGTCTCTGTACTTTTTCTGGTACCCCTTGTTTCTCTCTACGTAACAAGCTTTACAAAGAGAGTGGAGACCTCCACGATTCCTATAGAAGTCTCCAGTGCTCTTCGGGGTAAGACACCCAGTACAGACCTTTGTCTGGCTCAAGTAGCTCTCCCCAGTGTTACATATTTTTGGTCAGCGATGTAGGCTCCCTCTGGGAGAGAGTCCACATTGTTTTGTTTAAAGGTAAAGTTGGCTTCACGACATTCAGCCTCAGTCCTAAAGGGCATCAGAGAGGTTGCCAGACCACACCCCTCAGGGGTCCTAATGCCTTGCTCCAAACCACATACCAGTGTTAGTGCGATAAACATTTGTTACCCTCCTTCTGTTACAGATTCTGCATTAGTTTAGTTCCGCAGTCAAAACATAGGTCCATCGAGATAGAGTGGGAAACACCACCCCAAGACCCATCGAAAGAACGTCCTCCTACATGGCCCTCTAGTTTGAGTTCAAAAGAACCACACGAAGAACCATCGTTGAAATCTTTGTTGTGTGACTCTCTGCCGCATTTGTCACACACGTAAGTTACTTCAGTTTTCTTAGTCATTGCCCGATATCCACCAGTTCACAAGTATCACCAGAGCAAGCCATAGTTTGCATACTCACAGTGTTGTCGTCTTCTTCGTAACCTCCCAGACCTGACCAGTTGATCTCAGTCGGCATCTTGGACAACAACTCATTGTACTCGTCTTCAGTTGCCTCTTGATATGGAGCTTGTTGGTAGATGTGGTCATCGTAGGGCAGGAACGATACACCAGACATTTCGTCAAAGTGTTCATACACAAAAGCCCCTACTTCAAGCCACTCAGACTTCTTTACATTGATCGTAACTGATGGTTTGTGTTCACACCAATGTCGCTGGTAAACCAACCAAGTCTTAAGCTGTTCGATAGCTGTAACATCAGAAGTAACTACAGCATCCTCAGGAGCCTTGATTGGGAAAGAGAAGACTGTCGTTGTAGACCCCTTGTAGACACAAGGCTCACTCGGGATACCTTGGTCTTTCATAAACTGTGTCAGTGGGTCTTTGTTGTCTCCACGAACAGTTCGGATATAGAAGGGACTGTAGCGAGTATGGATACCAGAAGCACTGTCTACCAACTGGGAGACTGTCCCTGAAGGTTTAACACAGGTGATCGCTGTGCTAACTGGGACACCAAGAATGTCAGCCCACTCAGCGTTAGTGGCAACAGCAATGCTCTTGAGGTGTTCGAGAGTCTTCTCTAGGCCTTTGTTCTGGGTGGTCATCAGGGGGTTATCCATAATGCCTGTCAGAGACACACCCAACAGTCGCTCTTCCTCGGTATTCTTCTGCCAAATCTTACGAAGGTAAGGGAAGTTAGTGTAGGTGGACTGAATGGTACCAAGGATGGTTGCGAGGCGTACTTTACGCTCCAAGTCCTCGATAGTGTCTTCCCTACGTACCACAACCTCAGTCAAGTTACAGAACTGATACGGACGAAGAATGATCTCAGAACAAGGGTTCGTACCAAAGTCAAACGAAGGATCACGTCGACCATTCTTTGCGGCTTGTTTCTTAGAAGCCTCTCGGTTGAAGATACCACGTTCACCGGAACCGCTTTCAGCAAGTGCTGTCCACTCCCGAAGGAAAGACAAGGCGTCTGGTTTCTCTGTGTAAGCCACCGAGTTGTTAGCAAGGAAACGATGATCAGGGAAAGAACCTGTCTTCGCATGGCGCATACGATCGTCACTGAGGTTACTCAGGGAGATCATAGCAGAACGACGCACACCTCCAACAACGACGATCTCACCGATCTTACACATGATGTCATGGGCTTCGATACTCGAGAGTTTACGTCCTTTAGCCTCTTTGAACATCGAGACAGTGAAGTTGAACAAGTCAACCAGAGGAGCAGGACCAGAGGCACGACCACCGAAGGTCTTCAGTTTAGCTCCTGCTGGGCGCACTTTGGATACGTCCCACTTGGGGATCTCACCAGAGTACAGAAGGGCAATCAGTTGTCGGTAAGACTTAGCCCAACCTTCTTTACTGTCTTTAACAACAATTGTTGTCTCACTCTCAAAGAGTTCCTCTGGGATCTCTGGGAGTTTCTTGACGTACTGTCTCTCAACGGAGAAGCCCACACCAGTGCCGCACAGAAGGATGAACATAGCCTCATCGAAGGACTTAACATCATCTACTGGAAGGTACGAACAGTTGTAACCACAGGTGTTGTCCCGGTCAAGAGCATTACCTGCGGTCATCATGGCTCGCATGGAAGGCATTACTTCTAGGTCGAGAATGACTTCCTTTAACTGGTTAAAAACTAGGTGTCGGTCTTCTGTCCAGACTCCTTCAGGAAATTTAGGCCCCCCGCAGACATTAAAGATGTAACGGTCTACAGTCTCTTCCCATGTCTCTCGTCGTTTCTCTTCAGGCAACCACCGAGCATAGCGGCTTTGGTGGATAAATTTTTGATAATCGTTCATGTTAGTTTGTCTACTTTCTTTTGAGCTGAGGAAACACTGTTAAAACTACCCAAGTACTTCTTCCTCCGGTAAAGGAGGTAGTTCTCCCCCCGATCAGCCTCTAGGTAGAACTCACCGTCTTTAGTCTCCCATGACCATCTGGTCACTGGCTCTAGTTTAAACGAGGTCACTGAGGTCTACCTTTGGGTAATCTTTGTTCTTCACGATTTTACCGTCCTCTCTGCGTTGAATAGTACCATCTGGCTGGTACATACGACCCATGTTGTTGTCGTGGACACGAAGCAGAGCTTGGTCTAGATCCCACCCTCGAGCATTAGCATATCCGTAGATGACATACACTAGGTCGGCAAGCTCTTTAAGCTGAGGAGCCTTAGTGATGTGTCGCCACTCTGTATCCCACTCAAAGAACTCCTCATGCACTAGACTCCGGTAAAGGACTGGATCAGGTTCTTGTCCCGAAACCTCTTGGTACTCCTTTACCATTTGTAGAGGGGTTTTGTCTCTTACGTCCTCACTTGGCTCCCAATATTCAAACATTTCTAGTTGGCTCAAAACAAACGCCTCCAAATAGTGAACCACCCTGTGCAAACATCAATGAGAAAACAGACAAAGTAAGTAAATACCTTTTCAGATGTTTTGTCTGTGTCGCGAGTAAGTTCGTGTGTTTCATCAATAGACTCGTCGACGATAGACAGCAAGAACTCTAGACTACCTAGAGCTACGACTAACCATAGAATAGTTTCAATCATCCTCGCTAATCCCCTCTTCGTCTAGGTAAATGTAATCTTTAAGGTCGATCAAACCTTCTTCAACCAACCAGTCGACTACAACAAAAACCTCAATGTCATTCTCCTCAAGGAGAGTTTCAAGAGGGTAGTAGTCGGCCAGTGCCTTCACGATGTCACTCATTCTCTCGCCTCTCTAAGGTACTCAATAGCTTTACCTAAAAGCTCTTCTGAGTCGTTGAACTTACCTAATCCTGTATTACACTTCGAACAAAGAATACCTCTGACTTTCCTTGTAATGTGACAATGGTCTATGTGTGGATGTTTCATTTCTTGAGAACAGAGACAACACAAACCCCCTTGTGAAACTAGGATTCGGTCGTAATCGTCTCTAGTTAATCCGTACTTACTTTTGATTTGCTCCCACCTGGTGGGGCCTCTTGTCTCACGCCTACGTCTGTTCTCCTCCTCCCTTACTAGTGGGTCCAAACGCCTTTGTCTTTTAGCTTCGTTTCTGCAGCTTTTACACTGCCCCATAAAACCATCTCTGTACCTAGGGTTTTTCCAGAAGTTTTCTAAAGTCTTATACGTTTTACACTTAGAACATCTTTTAACTGTAGACACGTTTTAGAGCCTCCATACTCACCCACTGGAGGTCGTAGGTACCATTTTCTACTTCCCTTTTAACTGCCACCCCTTTAGTCCATTCGTGGTTAGCTTGACCTGCCCATGTTTCCTCTGCCCCCTTGAAGCAGCCCGCAACCAAACCCTGCATCGCACTAGGACGTGCATCAGTTTTAAGGTAATAGTGGAATTTATGAGAGTGACCAACAGTTGTAGAACAAGCTGTTTTTTCAACAAGAGCACAAGCGTGATGTTTACTTGAAAGAGCAGAACCATAGTTGCCACTAGCAATGTAGTGACTATAGAGGACCCCATCGACAGTAAGGGTTCCGGGGGCGCTATTCTCATATTCGGTGTACTCGTCGAACCAGTAGTCTGTTTGAAGATGGCTGAAGGAAATCCCGTGTGTTGATCCCTCAAGTCGAGGGTCGTGGGCGATAGCCTTTTTGATTCTATTCTCGTGGTTTCCCTCAAGACCGTACCAAGTTGGTTTCTTTCGCTTGTTCTTTTTGAACTTCCACCGAAGACGTTCTTGTGCATCGTTATACCATTCGATATCTTTCTCATAGGATTGATTGACAATCTGACTTGGGTACCGAGTGTCGTAGGAGTTAAGAGAGCGCATGTCAGCACCATCTCCTAGGTCTACTACATAGTCTGGTTTCAAGTCGTAAAGGAACTCTCCGAGCCATGAGAACCTCTCGTTAGAGGCCTCAGGATCAGCGTGAGAACATGTGAAGATTACTGCTGTTTTACCCATTTTATGCCTTTACCCATTTTGACCTCTGCCAGATACTCAGATACCTTATAGGAGCCTTCTGGTCCGATCTCCCACTCCTCTACTTCATCAGCGATTAGAGCTAGTTCCTCTTTAAGTTCATTTGTGACTGTGACTATGCTGGTGCCATAAGTCTCCCGGTCCTCACACCAGTCTTCTCGATAGATAAAAACTTTAGACATCGTACTCTTTATCTCCTACAGGTGTAAACGGAAGAGGTGGATTGTTTTCACCGTAGTGACCGTACTCGTTGAAAGGTTGAACTGAAGCTGGATACGGGTCATCCTCAATTTCTACCTTAAAGTACTTCTTTAGAACGTACCCTAATGCTTCTTCTTCACCATTGAAACTTTGATTAACCTTCTGTCCGTCAAGGTATAGGTTTGTTTCAAAGTGAGTACAACACCCACATGGAGCTTCCCAGATGTTATCTTCTACACGAATTTTCATTAGTCTACCTTCTCTGAGTTAATTCTCATAAACTCCAACTGCAAGTAGTAGTCAAAGTCTACCACAGCAAGAGGTTTCTTGTGATTAGCTTTTACAACGAGAAGAGGTTCATACCCATTTGCATTCTCTTCTGCTTGTCCGTAGAGTTTGTAGATAGCCATCTCTTTGTGACTCTTGCATTCTACTGAGACAGGAAGCATGTCACGTGCAAAAGGTGAAAGCTGCACGTCTTCTCCTCCTGCTCCCATACTTGTGGACTTAACGTCCTCAGGAAGACAGCCCCAAGGCTTCATAAGCTCAATGAAACGGTCTCGAACGTATTGTTGTAGTTTACGGCCTTTGGCCTTAGCGCTTGATGTTTTCATTTAGTTTCCTCTAGTGCTGCTTTGATGCGGACAGTGATTCTACTGTAAGCCTCTTCCAAACCAGAAACCTCCCCTTGTATGCTAACAATGCAGTCATACAGAATGTCCTCTATATCATTAAATAGGCCATCAGTATTCACCCCATCCGCGTTTTCACGGGCTTGGCGGTAGGCGGTGAGGGCGTCGCGTTCATCCTTGCATTCGTGGATAGCTTGCCGAGAAACAAGCACCATAATGCCTTCTTCGTCAGCCTGTTGGTAGTTCATCAGGGCGTCCCATGCCGCCTCTTTGCTTGTGTCAGTCATTGGGGTTCTCCTGTTTACAGATTTGAATTTCTTTTCCAATCCAGTCAGCACATCCGTCGTCGTCCAAGTCGGCACCTAGAAGAAAAATAGCAAAGAGCATCCCTGTACAGAAGCATGCTAGTTCACTCATTACGTAACCTCGTCTACTTTAGGTTCCCGAACAACTTCAGTGAGAAACCGTGGTTTTCCTGCGTACAAGAAGGTCCGTAGACCCGGCCAGCACATGTCTTTGAAAGCACAGTAAGAACACTGTGTATCCAGTTTCATGTTACCAGACTTGCCGTCAGGAATAGAACTAAAACCCCGATCTGGCACCACCTCTGGGTTATTAACCGCTGCTTTGATGGCTTCAAACTCTTCTTCCTTGGTGTTGATCTCATGTCCAAGGTCGTACATATCGAGACAAAGCTCACCGGAAACCTTGTTTACAACCAAGAAAGCTCCAAGCGAGGGATGGGAGTCGACTTCTGTTTGTGTTCTTCCTGCGTAAACATACGATGATAGTTGGGAGATGTAACCAAAGGGATCGTCATCCCGTAGACCCCCTGTTTTAAACTTGATAAAGGAGTAGGGACTGGCTGATTTAACGTCAACTGTGATTCCGTCGATAACAGCATCTCGGTGTCCCTTAATACCCGCGACCTCCAAAGTATCTTGCATTCCTGCCACGTCATGTCCGGCAGCGATTGCCAAGGATAGGATGAGATCTTCCAGAAGATCCCCGTAGAGAAATTTGAGGAGAGTGGAAGCCCGAAAAACTTCATTGTCATCAGGCTTGTTGATTGAGTACCAAAGCTTCCTCGTACATGAAGTGCCCATCCCACTGAGCCGGAGAGTTGGTTCTCTTTCTTCTCGTTCTCCACCCAGTCTACGCCACACCGTTGAAGACACTGACTCGGTGAAGAACTTGTGTACGGTTTCATCCCAACCTCCATTTCCCTCGATAACACTGTTGATGTCTTCTACAAGTGTTGAAATCTTTTTAGCCAAAGTAGTTCTCCCATACACGCGTAATGATAAAACCTAAGGCGGCTCCTACGAGGCCTCCCAATAAGGAAGCCCCGAGGAGAGTCAGAAAGAACATCATTTGCTGACAGGTTTCTTGTAGGTCACACCTTTACGAGGCCAAACGAAACCCCCTGTCGGGTAAACAAGCCAGACACAGAAGAGACCTAAAAAAGGAACTACGTTTGAGATAAGGTTAGAAAACCAAGAAGGTTTATGCGCAAAGCTTCCCTCGTACATCAGACCGGGAAATTCATCAGCAACACCACCTGTTTCTTTAGCCATAGTGAGGGCGTAAGAGATTAGGACAAGGACAACGTAAACTACGGTATAAGCGGAAGTATCCATGTTTTTACTCCTTAGAACGGCAGACGGAGGTCAGGGGAACCACCTTCGTCGTCACCTTCAGGACGTTCGTACTCGACAAGGTCCAGAACCTGAACACCCATCATTCGAGTACCTTTGCCCATTTTTGTCTCGTAGACCTCGAAGGCAACTTTGACTTTGGATCCATTACCAATGAGTTTGGATGTATCCCAGAGTTCGCCTTCAGCGTCCTTGATAACAGGGGCACCACCAAGAGCAGGGATACTTGTGTGTTTGTGTTTACGTTTGAACTTAATACTCAGACCATCGTCAGTGATACGGGGTTTGAGACGGGAACCGGAGGCACTCAGTGCGTCAAGGTTCTCTTTGTCAAGGATTACGTCGATTGTATATGCACCGTCGCAGTCACCGTAGAAACCTTCGTGCATGTCTCGGTTGTTCTCGTAGAGACGAGGATACATCGCGATACCTTCAACGGTGTGTACTGTGCTTTTCGGTTTGTCTGTCATGTTCAGTTAGTTTCCTTTAGATGTCTTTAGTAGTTAGAGTTTGGTAACGAGCTTCCCAAGAATCTCGCATTAGACCTTTGCAGTCGTCCATTAGGTCTTTCATAGTTGGTGTTGCTGTTCTGTAGTATTCTTTAAACCACTCTTCGAAGGCCATAGTGTTGTTCCTTACATATTAATATTAACATGGTTTAGTTGGTGGGGTCAAGAAGTTTCGAAAGGAATTTCTTCAATTTCTGTGTCATGTCCTTGGTGTTTCTCGTAAGCTCCGTTATACTCCCTGTAGAAACGTTCAGCACTTTTGGCTACATCTAGTGTCGGGTGGGCTGAGACTAGGCTTCGGTAATCTTCCCCTCCAACTGGGTACGTGTGTATTAGGATATACACAGAATTCATCAAATTTTCTCCAACACAGTGATTTCTCGTACTTCAATAGACTCGATGGAATGGATACCCCACTCATGGTAGGGACAAACCTCAGAGAACACCTCTAGTTCCTCCTGTGTGATAACTCCTTTATAAGCGTCTTGGTACGCAGCTGAATGGTCAATGTTGTCCCAGTTGTGTTTGTAGGGGTTCTCCCTTCCGTATTTCAAGACTTCTCGGCCTACCTTCAAGATAGTGTCTAGGTTTTCTTCCACCCAACCTTTAATTTCAGTCTCTTCTGTTATATAATCTGCGTCGTTTGTGTCAGCGGTGATCTTAAGGTATTTACCCATTAGTGTGTCTCCAACCAGTTTTTTCCAATGTCTGTGCTACCAGCGAGAGGACAGAAGATATTCAAGTCCAAACCAGCTTGCACAATTGAGTTACGTTGTATCTCTCCAAGTCTTTCAGCCATATCCAGAGAACCAGGACACTCTGTCTGCCATTCATCGTGGACGAAATCCACTTGCTTGTAGAGAATCTTCTCTTCGTCAGCCCATTTACGCCACAGTCGGTTAGCGTGTTTCATAACGATTGCTTCCCCGTTCTGTAGATAACCTGCCAACATCAAGTGTTCACTGTTTTGAACAACTTTACGTCCGTCAAGACCCTCGAAGTAGCCCCTACGAGCATCGCGAGGGATAAGCCCTGTCTTCAGTTTCTTGAGTTTAGGAAGACTCTCAAGGAAGTTATACTCAGCCTCCTTTGCTTTCTTGTTGGTGGTTCTTAGGTTACGAGCCATCAAGGCTGTCCCTGAACCCAGGAGCCAACTGTAAATGAAAGTCTTGGCGTCATCCCGTGTGATGTGGTCAAGAGCCAAAGCTTTTTTGTTTACATTGTGAATATCCGTCAGGTCTTCTTTACGACCAGAGTGGATAGCGTGGGCATACTCCTCATCTTTCATGTAGTGAGCAAGGATACGAAGCTGGATACCTTCAGCATCTGTGCCGACAAGGTACTTGTCCTCGTCTACGCACCAAAGGGATCGTAGTGTCGCATCGTACTCTTTCTTGATTTCTTTAACTGCGTTGTCTACTTGACCGTGGAAAGGGCTGAAGACGTTAGCTTGATTAGGGGCAGAGTGAGACATCCGATGAGTCCAAGCTCCGATGTTCCAGAACTTACCGTGGATACGGCCATCCTCTTGGACACAACCTAGCCACTCCTCAAGGGAGGAACGACGTCCTTCTAGGGTCAGCCACTGAGCAAGAAGTTTAGCCCCTTCAGGAGCGCTGTCAGGGACTGTCTGAAGGTTTGTCTCGTCTACCTTCCATCCGTAATACTCGAAGTACTCCTTCTTGTCTTGGTAGGCTTCAGGCGTCATCAAGGTTTTACCCCACATATCCCCGGGTTTACACCGACCAAACTTTTGGTGTGTCTTTGTCTTGACCACTGGTTCCCAACCAGCTTCCCATAGTTTGTCGATACGGTGCTTAGTACTACCCGGGTTGAATGTTTCGTAGTCGTAACATACTAGCTCAGTCCCCTCAAGTTTTGTCTTGGGGTAACGTCCCATAGCATTCTCAGTGGTACTGTAGAAAGAACCATCTTGTTTGATCCGGAACTGGACACGATTAACCTCGGTCAACCACGGAGGCCAACACTCTTGGAACTTAGCTTCGAGTTTCGCCATTCGCTCCTTAATAGAAGACAGGAGTTCTTCGGCTTTCTCTTTGTTAAACTTGAAGCCATTCTTCGACATATCCTCGTTGATGAGAACCATGTCGTGTTCTAGTCGCATAGCTTCCTTCCAAGCGTCATCGTGGATGTAACGCTCGTACATCTTGTAGATGCGCTCGTTAACTACAACGTCTTGGACACAGTAGTTCACCATCTCCAGAGAGAGTTTAGAGAAGTCATTGAAGACAGTCTTAGGAACCCCTAGGTACTGACCAAGTTCAGCCAAAGAATGAGTGGAAAAACCAGAATAGTTAACCAAACGGGAAACAACAAAGGTATCCACCACCTTAGACTCTTCAATGCCGGCTCCAAGCACACGGTTAACAACAGGAACGTCGAAAGACAAACCATTATGGGCCACCCAGAGATCGACATCAGGAACAAAGCTAACAAAGTCATCGAAAGTACCCACCCAGTTGGAGTGGATCTTCACATCAGACCAGACTTTTGTTTCTTTGTCTAACTCTTTTGTGACGATACACCAAATTGTGTTAACCCCCCGGTGTCCTTCCCGGGGGATCAACTCTGTTTCGATATCAAAGATGATTATCTTCATCTATTCTCCCGTCCAAATCTTACCAAGGCGTCCCCGTCACTTCATACTCTTCCTCTGACGGCATACTGTCGATGTTCTGGTCGGCCCAGAGACAATACTCATACAAAGTACTTGAAACTACTTCACTCTCGTAGCATTCTCCGAAATCAGACTCAAGGGAATGGGAACCCCAGATGAAAGAATGGTCAAGGAGATCTGGATCAAAGGACCCACCCACACAGGCATCCAGTACGTCTTGGATGAGTTCTCGGAGACTACCACAGTCAGTGATCTCACCCGGCCAACACCGGTACACCTCTGCCAAACTAATCTTTTCTTTCGGAGGCACAGAAGGTTCTTTTCCTTCTACTTTACAGACGAACTTTACAAAACCTTTAGCCATTAGATTTTCTCTGATTGGAGACGGGAACCTTCGATTTCTTTTGTTGCTCGGTGAGACTTAGTGTCTACTTGAACGACACGGGCAAGACCAGACGTGTTCTCAACGAACACAAAGTCACCAACTTGAAGGTTACGTTTGCTGTTGAAGTAGTGGCAGGTCGTCTGACTCCCCTGTACAAACCGAACACCGATGGTGTAGGGCATGACTTTTTCAATCTCGTGACGTTCCACAGTGAGAATCGACCCTGTGTTCTTGACCTCGAAGACAACCTTACCTTGTGAGTTTGTCGCGAGTGGGTAGCCGTATACGTCACGGCCTTTGAGTTGGTGAAGACTTTTATCCATTTTGTTTTCCTCTTCTTTGATTTTGACTACTTTTTGGTGAAATGGGATCTTATAGCTCACACCACCACTAGACTTAGCGTAGATTTCCTCAGTGTAAAAAGACATTGAGGTTACTGTGTACGAAGCGGTGCCAGACGGATACCTGAAACAATCTCCTACATTTAGACAGCCAACTGGAATTTTTTTCTCATGAGAGGGGGTGGCGTAGCACATGATTCCAGTGGATGTTTTGAGACACGTATTTTTAGTCATACGACTTCTCCTCGAGTGTAAAGGTGGCAGGATCAAACATGAGTTCACCAGCGAAACCAGTGTTACCCACAGGACGATTTTTCAGGATAGTGAGTGCGGTCGTGTTTCGCATCTCGTCGTCCATAGCTTGTTTGTCTCGCTCAAGTTTGACAACAACACCAGCCCTCTTACCGATCATTCGGCAATCACGGATCTGTCCATCGTCATTCTCGTGGGCGATAGAGATAACACCCACACCAAGTTCTGAGCAGAGACGAGCCATCTTAGTGGACAACTGAGACAACCAAGACTCAAGAGAAGAGTCGTCCTGTCGACTATACCCAAGGTCTTGGATAGGCTCGAAGAAGACATACTTGACCCCACAAACTTCAGAGAAATACCTGATCTGATCAAGGATATTCTCAGGATCGTCGTCTACACCGAGTGTGAACTGGTAGAAGTTCTCCCGTTCAGTGAATGAACGGATGGCTTCCATAACTTCTTCTTCAGGAACTCCTTTGTAACTTGGAAGGTAGACAATCTCTTCCTCTCCTTCGTCGTTGACTTCGACTTTAGTGTCCTGAAGGGTTACGTCCTTCTTGAGTACATAGGAAGCAAGGCCGAGCAGACTCCGCTTCTTTGTCTCTTCAAGGTGCATAACCGCAATAGGTACAGTCGGGTGTTCGGAGAGAATTGTGTACTCGAGTTTACGCATGAACTCTGTCTTGCCGATACCCTCAGGTGCTTGGAAGAGAGTCCAGTACCCTTGGAACAAACCCAAAGCTTTTTCGTCAAAGTCTTTGATACCTGTTGGAAGGTACATCGAGCCTTTGTCGTCTTTGAGAATCTTCTCAAATTGCTCTGGTGTGTTGAAGATGTTCTCAGGTACGTACTTCTTCCGGTTGATCCAAGCGTATAGGAAGTCACTCCCGTCACCGTTAGTTAGGTAATCGTTTGGATCTTTGTGTTTGGTCATATTGACACGATAACACTTGTTAGGAAATGTCCGACTGAATACCTCAGCAGCAGCATTGCCCGCATCATCGCTGTCTGTGGCAAGTACGATAGTCTCGAAGGCGTCGATGTACTCGCGGCACACAGGATTCTTCAAGACTTGTTTAGCACTACCACCAGCCATACCAACAACAGGGTATCGTTTACCCAACATTTGGTAAGCTGAAGGAACATCGTCCTCACCTTCAACGATAGTCAAGACCTTAGAGCTACCGGCGTTGAACTTGTCCATACCGAAGAGCATGTTGTTCTTGAAGCCTTTGTTCTGTGTGAAGTCCTTAGGCAGCACACGAGTCTTCGGCATGTGTGGGTAAGGATAAACCCGATTGAAGTCTTTCCCACTGACTACACCAGTAAGAATACCGTAGAACTCAACAACATCTTTGTCAATAGAGCGGTATCCTTTGATTTCAAGGTCGATAGACTCTTCGTCAACTTTTGGAGCTGACTTTTTCTTTGTTGTCGTTGATCCGCAACTATGGCAGAACCAACCTCCGTCCTCAAAGACAGTCAGACACCCATCGTGCCCACAACTAGGACAAGACTTGTGTGTGTCTACAGGATCACTCATTTCTACCCTTTCGTTAGATTCTTTATTTCATTCTCGTCTTCACCCAAGATAATTCTCTGAACGTCCCCCAAGGTAAAGTCCTTGCCTATTGTGGTGTAAATAACTTCGAGGCAATCCTGACAGTAGACGTCCACAGGTGGGTCGTACATCAGAGCGCCCGGTCGGTCGCAACACTTGCATCTCAATGTTCTGTTCCTTTGATGATAGTAGTCTCCTTCTCTTTGAAGAACCGTGCAATTCCTTTGAGGTTTTCCATTGGGTCTGCCTTTTTGAAAATACGTCTAAAAGAGTACTGGAATGCCCCTCTAATAGGCGTACCAGAAAACGTAGGGTCAATAGCTTGAACAACGCTGGTTTCACCTACTTCTAGAACCTTGAACTTTTCACCAGCAGTACTCTCTACAATATCACCAACTTCAGCCCCGAGTTTTTGGAGTGACGTACCCATCCTATAGATCCTTTCCTTTGAAGAAACGAGCAACACCTTTGAGGTGCTTGTGACTCTTTTTCAGAGGTTTGAATTCTCTCAGGAGAAAAGAGTGGTCCCACAAACCGCAGTTTACACCATCCTTAGAGAGGCTAGCGGAGACCAGGTTTGTCCGGTAAACAGTGAAGACGGCCCCGGGTACGTATTTAGACGAGAGCCCCCGGTCACTGGATACAAACTCGATTTCATCACCTACCTTAAGGTCGTCTGTCCAATTCCTATCCATTGTATCCTCCGTAGCTGTAGAATTTCTCATCCGAGTACATCGGAGAAAAGTCCAGATGAGGTTTGATCTTGTACGCCATATCATGAGACACGAAATCAAAGAGTTCGTCCATCTCGTTGAACCACGTGTAAGCCTGTGTGGTCGGGCTGTTGGGGTCCAAAGAACGGACCTTAACATCAATGAGGCTGCGTTCCCAACTGTACCCATTGTCGTAGTACTCATCGAGAAGGTGGAGAACCTCAAGACTCACCTCACAGACACGGCCCTTGACTGGTTTGAGGTCACTGATGAAGTAATCAGGAAGGTCGACGTACTCAAGATCGAAAGGATCTTCCAGACATGCCGCAGGGTATGGGTTCGTGTGATCTCCCTTGATGTTATACCAAGGCAGGTACTCGTGTGCAGTGCAGGCCGCATGGTGAAGGCCACGGTACCCGTCGATACACTGTTGGTTTGTCAGGTCAAGATTGGCCTTCATGGCCGAGAACTCTTGGTTATCGTCCCACAGGAAGATCTTGATGGGCTCGTTGTTGAAACGAAGAACAGGAGCATCGTAGGTACGAGACTCGTTAAGGTTTGTCCGGATGATATCCAGAAGATTTGGTTTCTTCACAGTTTTAGCCATTAGCTTTCGCTTCCTTCTTGCTTCACCTTGTTCAAAGCAGTGATAAGACGTTGACGTTCATTCGTCAGGTATTGTGCCTTCTTGTGAAGAAGGTAGTTGCTCTCGATCAACTCTTTGATGAGCAGTGTTGCATTCTCTGCGTCATTCCCTGAATTAATGATAGCATCCAGAGTCTCATCTGTAAAGAGGTGAACATCACGGATACTGTTGAGATTGAACTTCTCAGTGAACCGTCGTGTTTGACTGTCCTTCGCGTACCCTTTCGGGATAGGTCGAGTCGATGAAGTTTTCGTAGAGGAGACCCCCGAAGAATTCCCACCATGAATCACTTTCGGGGGGTTGTACTTTTTTACGCGGTGACTCGGATTGAAGGAGTAGGTATTGGAGTAGTACCAGCCTTCTTCCTTTTTACCACCGTTGCCCTCCTCGTTACACAATAGAGAGTTGCCTTCGCTGTCAAAGAAAGTCAGGACACTTGCAGCAGAGAGTTGATCCTCCAAAAGCTCTTTCACAAAAGGATCGGAAAGAAGTTCCTCGGGTTCCATACCCTTCACCAGACGCTTGAAGAGAGGACGCACATAGGTACGAACAAAGTTCCGTGTGTCACTCTCATCGCCAGCAGCTTTGAGCTTGTAGCGGTTAAGTGTACCGTTGTGACACATACGGAGGTCAATGCCATCCGTCTTCTTCTCAAGGATAGGGAACGGGTGAGCATTCCGGAGGTTTGTCGCCCCTGCAGTGGTATACCGCAGGTGAAGCATCAAATCCTTGTCAATCAGTTCCTCGTTCACCAAACGGTAAAGGCTCTCAGGGTCAGGTTCTTCAGGGGAACGAATGACCTCAAGGCCCTTGTCACCTTGGAAAGCAAGCCCGTACCCATCAGGATTGTTCAGGATAGCGCTCTTGAACTTGTCAAAAGGAATCTCGAAGTTGGGTTTACGTTGGATGATGAGACACATGGTTAGGCTTTCTGGAACAGGTTGAGAAGGGAGGAGTACTTGTGGTCATTCTTGATGACGTACTCTTTGAAGTTTTCGATGAAGGAACGACCGAAGCAACGAACACCGATACGGTCAGTAAACTCAAAGATAGCATCGACGTGGTCGAGACAGCGAATGATGTGGTCAACGTCGAAGATGCCTTGGAAGAGACGAACTTCAACAGTCGGACCAGAGCTGAAGTGACACACAGACCGCCCCGAAGTGTGGATAGTACGCTTCAAGCGACGAGCCAAAGTGTAGCCCTCGTAGTTGCGGTCGATCTGACAGTACTGGTTGCCCCGGTAGTCTTTCCGACGAGACACTTCTGTGAAGTGATCAACGGAAGTCTTGTCCCACTGGTTCCAAGCAGCAACAAACTTACGGCTGTGGAAGTGGCTCAGGAAGTGGCTACGAGACACGTGGATGTGAATACCGTTGTTCAGGTCGTCAGAACAGTCGAACACGTCGGAGATATTCATGTCACGTTTGGCGCACAGAGTCTGGAGCTTCTCGAAGAAAATCTTCCAGTTCTGACGAAGGTAACGGCGAGAACAAGGAACAGTGACGATCTCTATTTTGTTACGGTAACAACCCGACACAGAAGAGTCACTCTTGAAGATGAAGAAAGGTTCCTGAACAGGTTCAACCTCGCAGACGATACGTTGAATTTCCTTGGTGGAAAGCTTCGTGCTGACTTCAACTTCCATGCCATACTGTGTCACTTCGTTCTTGCTCTCACGAGAAAGAGTCCGGAAGAAACCAAAAGCTTCGGGTTCCATCTTGAAGCTGTAGTTGTGAAGTTTGGTCCACTTAGAGTGGATTCCTGTCGTATCCACCGAGTCGACCGGGTGTGAAGACGTCGGACTTGCGTCAATGTAGCCACCCCAACCGAAACTCAAGAGGAAAGCAGGTTTAATGGCATCCTCTTGTTCGTCGTCCACAAGGAGGATAGGTACACCATCACCCGAGGAGCGAGAAGTGTTTCGATGAAGCTGGAAAGGATGGTCACTGAGGACGATGTAGGACGAAAGCCAATCCCGGTCGACTGTGCTGATATCGTCACGTTCAAACCAACGGCGGATCCAATCACGGGAAGACACAGTGAGTTGAGGGAAAAGTGCGTCACGGTTTGCCATCCACCAGTCGAGAACCGCTGCTTTTGTCTGGAAACCCATCTGTTCGATAGTGAACCGTGGGTCGTAGAAACCGTGGACGTAGAAAGTCACTTCTTTCCCGGTGTGGTCCACAAAGAAGTAGCTCCGAGCGTTACCCGGTACCTCAAAAGTGTAGATTGCGTCTTCAGCTTCAAAAGTTACGTGTGGCATGTCAGTAGTCTCTCTATCTAAGGTTTCTTGTTCAGATTCAGAGTCGAAGTCCAGTCGAACTCTTCTTTGTCGTTAAGACCAACAGGTCTGGTGTAGCGAAGGGAGGAGGAGTTGAGTTGAAGGTAAATCCAACACTCGTGTTCGTTACCCTCGTTGTCGAGAGTAATGATAGTAGTCCGGGTGTAGTGATCCGGGTGTCCTTCGAGAATGTCCAGCTCCCAGAAGCAATCCTCATTGGGGATAGACCAGACGTCACCACGGACAGGGTTGAACAACTCGTCTACCGTGTAGGCGTGTGGGAACTCCTCACAGACTGTCTCTTTTGTGTAGACGTAGGGGCAACCTACGTTACGCATCAGGTAAGGCTCCTGAGTCACGAAGGAACCCATGTGAGTGGCACCATGTCCGGTAAGGATACGGGAGTTACCGAACCCTTTACGGAGTGTGCCATAGGTAAAGACAAGACCACACTTGTTGATCTCATTCTTGTAATCTTCCCTTTGTTCAGGGCTAAGACTCATTTGGAAGTATCTCATTTTTCTCTTGACAACCTCTCGATTAAAGGTTAAAATTAACTTAGGGTTTGCCCGGGGTGATATATGCTTTAAGCATCTACCTCCTCAGGATAAACCTACCCCGAACCCAACGATAAGAACAAAGAAGTAGGACATGATGAGCCAACCAAGGTTAGCCATGTTGACACAGAAAAAGAATTCTTCTCCACACATCTTACTCTCCTTTCAGTTCTTTGAGTTGATGTTTGATCACCTGTTGAATGTCGTTGAGGATCTCTTGACCTGTCTCACTGGTGACAACAGCTTCGCCTGCTTCACTACCAGCAATGAGGTAGATCGTTTCCTTTGAGGGAACAAAGTGTGTGATGACGAGAAGGAAGAAGAAAACCGACCACACCCAACAGAACCCTTTGGGAACATCAACCATTTCCTCATAATCATTCTTGTTGAATTCGTAGAGACACTTCCAGAACAGAAGGCCAAAACCACCGAGAACAGACACGATGAAACCAAGACCACCAAGAGAACTGGCTGCGTTGGGCAACACGTCTGCCAGATACAGAAACCAAGACAAATCATTCATCAGATTTCTCCTCAGCTTGAGTCATACGGACGACACGATAAGGTTCGTGTTGAGACAGTCCCCATTCTTCACACCACTTATTGGCGGCACTCTCTGATGTGAAAGTAATGCCCGGTTGGATTCCGTTGTTGAGGATAACGATCCACACGTCCTCAACCTTTTCTTGCAGAGGTACGAGGTCAAACCCAGACTCTCCACCCCCTGAGAGGAACGCTCCGTGGCTGTCATGGGCACTCAGGTTTCCCTCTGGCCCCATCGAAACAACAGGCTTGCCCTTGTCGTTCCCATCCACACACAGAATGCGGACAGGCTGGGTCGGAGTGTGACGATAGGCCCATTCCTTGTCGAGTGTGATGATAGTTCCAGCACGACGGATGAGTTCCCACCTGCCGAAATTACCGTTACCACACACCACTCCTTTTGAGTTAACCCATCTTCCATTCTCTTGCCTCTCCCAGCGATAAAAGACATGGATAGAGCTTTGGAAATCAAAAACGTCTGGGTGGTAGCGGAACACATCCCCCTTCTGAGGGTTCCACTCCTTCATTGTCTTGAGCTCAGGCATTGGTGTTTTCCTTTTTAAACTGTTCTTTCAGGAGGTTGTAAAGTTCCTCCGAGATTTCAACTTCTGCTGTTGAGCCGTAGTCTTCCAAACTATAGAAGAACTTACCGTCTTTCTTGAAAATCTCAAGAACACCATAGTAGTTCTCGATGAAAGTGGATTGAAAGGCTTCAGTCTGACCAGCTTTGACCCTCCACCCCGCAGACTCTACAAGGTTTTTCACATTCCTTCTCCTTCGTTGTTCTGGGTTGCGTAATGGTCCTTAACCGCTGGGTGGATATACTTCCGCCAGCCGGTAGCGTCAGGGCTGAGAGACATACGCTCTTTCCCGTGGTCAGCCATGTAGGCGAAACAGTGGGCCATACACTTCTGACGATAGGAGACAGACCCATCGGACAACAGAGGGAGAGACGGAGCGCTGTTCATTTCGATGACATACGCACGACCATTCTCGTCCACCATCACATCCACCCCAGAGAAGTCGAGGTCAGGCACATGTTTGAAGGCTTCAACAGCCACACGGCAAACCTCCATCGGCCAGTCACCCCAGTTGACCACATCGAAGCGACCACCTTGGGCCACATTCCAAGCCACTGCACTGGGGTCGTCAGGGGTCTTCCTTGCAACAGTAGCAACCCGACCAGACACAACGTACACCCGGTATTCAGCGACTTTGTTGATCAATTCAGAGGCATACCAGCCACCGGAGAACACACGAGAGTTGTTGTTGACAACATTAAGAAGGTCTTCCAACCCATTGACAACAAACAAGTTCCTACCCTGAGCGTGTGTCCGAGGACGAAGCACCAACGGCTGCTCGCCACTGATCCAAGAGGTTTCGTTGTCGCTGTCGCCTTTGATGATAGTAGTCGGGATCAAGGTAGGGTCCATCTCTCTGAACATCTTGCGGCACCCGAGTTTGTCTCCTACGATGGAGATTGCCCGGGATGGATTCACTTGTTTGCTCAGAGGAACCCCTGTAGGGGATGTACACCCCCACCTCACGACAAGGGTTGAATCCTCCAAAGCGGCCATCGCTCTGGTATCTTGAAGACGATCGCTCCGGACACACGACGCCTTCTGACCCAAAGACAAGATAGCTGACGTGGACCGGGGAGTTCTCCCATCTTGGTTCAAAAAGGAAGTCATTCCCCGGATCGACCCAGCCCCGAGTTTTTTCCTGCGAAGAAATGTAATCATGTTTGTACTCTTTCTCTTTTTTCCCGTCGAGTTTGTTTTGAAACCTGACGAAACCTCTACCCATTGTCCTGTCTCTGCCAACTGCGGATGATATCACGCGCTTTAGCAGACTCATCACAAGTGAGTTGACCCAAGGCTATTCCAATACGCAACTTGACATGGATATCGTCCCAAAAACTATAGCCTTGATCGGTTGAGGACCACCTGAAGCCGTCGAGAAGTGCCTCGCTGTCGATATGGTCAACGCGAGTTTCCATAAGTCTTCGCCAGAGCCGGAAGGTATAACCGGGTTGAGGGTATTCGTCATCTTTAGGTTCTACTACCTCTCGGCCCTCTAGCTTGCGTTGAAACTTAGCGAACCCCTTCACCGCTCCCTCCATTGGCGTTGCCAATCCTCGATGTATTCCAATGCCTTCTGGAAATCAGGGTCATCTGAAGGTTCACGTCCTGCGTTCCTGTTCTGCAACTCGCGGTAGAACTTACGCCAGAAAGCAGCCCCTTGTGGTGAAGAGTGCCAAACGAAACCCCTGTTGAGGAGTTCATGTGACACACTGTTGACAGGAGTTTCCATGAGTTGATCCCAGTATGATCCTGCGTTATTGTCCGGGAGACTGGACAAAGGTCCCAAGGGAACTGGAGGTTCTTCGCCACGCAGTTTCATTTGGAAGGTAACAAAACCTTTAGCCATTGTGTTTTCCTCACGGGTATAGGCACCGGTAGATAGTACCGGGAACCTTCATGTGGTATTTAGACCAGTCAGCAAGAACATCGTAGTCTGTCTTGTAGTGGTTCGCTTTACGACCTTCCCTATCAATAAGGTATTGTGGTCCATATCGTTTACCACCCATGAGTATCCACCCATCTTTTGAAACGGTCGCACCTTCGTGGTAGGCAATCTCAATGTAGGAAGTGAAACGACCCACTACAAGACCACCTTTCACGTACAGAAGGAATGTCCTAGGTAGAGTACCCATCAGAAGGAAGGTTCAGAGTCAGCGGTGGTCAGACCAGAAACCAGAGCCTTCGCGGCTTCAACAGACATGTCATTGTCCTTTGCGAACTTGATCAGCCAGCTCTTCGCCTGCTTCTGCTTCTGCTCCAGAGTCTTTTCACCAGTATCCTTGCGGATGACAGGGAATGCTTCCTTGTACCCTTTGTCACGGATGGTGCGCTCACCGAGGTTGCGAAGGGCTTGGATACGGTCGGTATCAACGCCGCCGTTGTCGCTCCTCTCGAACACAACACCAAAGTCTGCATCCTTGTTGAACTTATACGTCACACCCTGAAGAGAGTGGTCAAGGATACGCTTGAGGTGCGTTGCGTACACCATGCGAGCCGGTTCCTTGCGTTTGATACGCTTGCACACCTTGCCATGAGTCACCACCAGCAACTTGCCAAGGGAGTTTGTGTCACCTGCATTGAAGCTTTCGAGAGCCTGCACCACGGCTTTGAAGAAACCAGTTTCCGCACCAGTGGCGTTGGAACAAAACTTTTTCACTTGATCTACCATTTTGTGTCTCCTTACACATGTTTGGTTTCGTTTAGATTTTGGCGACCACGGTAGGACTCGAACCCACAACCAAAGAAATAGAAGTTCCTTGCTCTATCCTGTTGAGCTACGTGGCCTTATGAACACCACAAAGGGGATAACCGTGTGGCTATCCCCTCAAGCTGTTCACCTCCATGCGTTACATAGTTTCAATTTCCAGTTCATATTCTCCTTCACTTAGACGATCCACGATGACCCTGAAAACTTCATCCAGATAAAAGAAATGGTCCCCATCGTCATCAAAAACCTGTTCATCACCAAAGAACAGAGTCCAGACAAAGACTTCATCGTCTACATCTGGGGCACTGTAGTCCGCGATGTCGATCCTTTCGACCTTGATTTTCATGTTTTTCAGTATACCTTTTCCTCAAGACGACAAGACAACACATCTAGGTTCATCGCCAAGTGTACCCTACGGACTTCTTCCTCCTTGTCGTTGTGATGATAGTAGTCCTTTTCCCAGACGTCACCACTTCTGTTCCGTACCTCAACGGTGAACTTGTGAAGTCCCATCGTGTTGTCCTCACATTTGATTAGGTCAGTGTGTACCCGTAAGGTTTAGTCGTCAGCCTTCAGCCACGCCTTGATGAGTGTTGCCACGTCTTTCTTGGACGCATTGGCTTTCTTCTCACCATTGAAGAGAACAGAAGTCGCAGTGAAACGAATTGTCATGGTTTTTCCTTTCCTATGTAAACCACAAGGCACACCCATCAGTTAAGACAGGTGCACCCAAGCTTTACATACTTTTCTAACCTTGTTTTGCATTTGCCACAAGATACCCATTCGGCCATGGACAAGACTAAGTGAGACTCCCTGTATATCAGGACACGTCACCTAGGTTGCCGCCTATTGGTATCAAGACAGAGAGCCTAGGGCATACCATAGGCACACCGTCAAGGAATGGAAATTAGTCTAACCGTCACCCCAAGCCATTCACTCAAGGGGCAAGACCACAAGGCTAGGCCAAGCGGATATGTCAAAGAACACGCAACCACATGTGCAGTCACTTCCCAGACCTACCGATACACTTCACAAGTACGCCCCGTTATCCTAAGAGTTAGGACTAGGTAGGGCAGGCTACCTGTTTGCCTATCGGCTGGCCCTTATGGGCTATGTGTTAGAACCTAGTCTAAGTGTTTCCTAGTGTCAACCCCTCTTTTTATATCCCGCTTAAAGGTAACTTGCGGCTAGTTCCTGTAATCTAGGGCCTTGCACCGTAGCTGTCAACAGGTTTCTTCTAGGTTCGGATCAAGAGGCTTGTGCCTTACTCTCACCTAGGGTCTGTCGCTGTTGATGAAACCAATATGGCCTAAGAGGATGAGGATAGCAAGGGGGTAAGAGTTCACGAAATGTTACATTATGTTTCAGTGTATGTGTTGTTTGTGTCTGTGTATAAGAACACGTATGCGCGTAGTATGAAACATCTAGTGTTGTCAATAGTTTATTTCACATCTAGGATATTGAATGTGTGTTACATGGGGTACTATACTACCTATTGAGAATGATTCTCATCTAGATACTTAACCATTTGGTTAACCATTAGGGGGTACCCTAGTAAAACCATCAAGTATTAACAGGGGGGGAGAGGGGGGCTGGGGGGTACCTTCTAGTTCTTGAATGACACCCTAAGATTTTCTAACCAAAATTTACCATCTAGAAATTAACGCAGGAGAGCCTTAAATACCCTCTAGGCTACCTCGGTACCTAAAAAACCATTACACCCATCTAGAGAGGCTCTCTGTGGCTCTCAGAGGTATTTCCACCTAGTCTGCCCCATCTAGTATTCACCTAGACCTAGGTAACATGGTATACTAGGTGTTATAACTAGATGTTTAAACCCTAGGGGAACCTCTAGGTTAGAACCTCTAGGTTATACCTTAAGTATCTTTATATTACTTTTAATAACATTAAGAACCTAAGGGTACTCTAGGGAAGAACATCTAGTATACCATCTAGTTATATACCTTAAGGTATAGATAGGGTACTACACTATTCTTGTCTTGTCAACATAAAAATACACGTTAGGTATACTTTTCTTCACTTGTCTTTACTTTTCTTTGTCTTACCCCAACAAAACACTTGACAAAGGTGTAACGAACATGGTATAATTAATGCATACGAACAAAGGAATGTACAATGAAACTCCCTGTAGACAGAGATCAGATCTATACAACCAACAATGGTCTCAAGGTTCTTTGTCTTATCAAGGAACTTTGTAAGCCCACCGACACACCGATCTTCACTTTGAGAGACGAGAAAGAAGGATACGAAAGCCTTCGAACTCTTTTTGTCTCCCTCACAGTAGAGGATCCCTCCGAGGCCACCTTTGCTTCTCTTGTCTTTGATGACGTAGGCTATTGGCTTAAAGCCCGAGAGAATAAGATCCTCAAGCCTTACATCGAAGAGTGGCGAGAAGAAGCAGACGTCAAGCGAAAAGCTCTGGCCTTTAACGCTATTGTCCACGAGGTTAAGACAGGAGGTAAGTCAGCCTTCAGTGCTGCTAAGTTCCTTATCGAAGAACCTTACAAAGACAAACGAACACCTAAGACTAAGGCTCAGGTTCAGAAAACTACAGAGAAAGCTAAGTCCTCTGTCTTTGTCCCTGACAACCTAGAAGACTTCCTCAACCAAGGTAAAGTTAACTAATGGATCAAAAGACCAAGGACCAGATTAGGGAGGTCGCTGAGAATAGCCTTGAGGCTTTTATCGCTCTAGTAGCTCCTCAACGTGTTCTTGGCAACTGCCACAAAGAACTACTCCGATGGTGGACACGTCCTGACGCTAAGGACCACCAACTAGTACTCTTCCCTCGAGACCACGGTAAATCAGCTATGGTAGCTTACCGAGTAGCTTGGGAGCTTACTAAAGATCCTTCCCTCCGTGTCCTCTACATCTCAGCTACTTCTAACCTTGCACAGAAACAACTTGGTTTCATCAAACAGATCTTTGAGTCAGATACTCATCGTCACTTCTGGCCAGATCACATCCATCCTGAAGAAGGTAAACGATCCAAGTGGACTGCTTCAGAGATTGAACTAGATCACCCCATTCGTAAGATCGAACAGATTCGTGACCCCTCAATTATGACAGCTGGTCTTACCACAGGGATTACTGGTCTTCACTTCGATGTTGCTGTCTTGGATGACGTAGTCGTTTACGAAAATGCTTACACCCAAGAGGGTCGTAACAAGGTTGAAACTCAGTACTCCCTCCTCGCCTCTATTGAGGGCACAGGAGCAAGAGAATGGGTTGTTGGTACTCGGTACCACCCCAAGGATCTCTACTCTCTGATGCTCGAAATGGTTGAGCCTACGTTCAACGAAGAAGGACAGGTTGACGGAGAAGTAAACATCTACGAGATCCTCGAAGAAGTTGTAGAAGACCGAGGGGATGGCACTGGTCAATTCCTCTGGCCTAGGCAACAACGTAAAGACGGTAAGTGGTTTGGTTTTGACATGAAGGAATTGGCTCGTAAGAAAGCCAAGTATGTTGACCGCACACAGTTCCGTGCCCAGTACTACAACGACCCAACTGACCCTGATTCTCGTCCTATTGACTATGACAAGTTCCAGTACTACGATAAGAAGTTCCTCAAACAAGAAAGAGGACACTGGTACTACAAAGGTGAGAAACTAAACCTAGTAGCCTCTATCGACTTTGCTTACTCCACACGGAAAGAAGCAGACTACACAGCTATCGTGGTTATCGGGGTCGATGGAGACAACAACATCTACGTCTTGGATATCCAGCGGTTCCAAACTGACCGTATCCGAGATTACTTCCAAGAGCTTCTGAACCTCCACAATCGTTGGGGATTTAAGAAACTCAGAGCAGAGACTACAGCTGCCCAGCAGTCAATCGTTAAGTCTCTTAAACAAGACTACTTTGCCCCTCACGGCCTTATGATCCGAGTAGAAGAAGTTAAACCTACCCGACATGAAGGTTCTAAAGAGGAGCGTATGGAGGCTGTCCTAACACCTCGTTACGATAACTTCCAAGTCTACCATTACCGTGGGGGTAACACTCAGATCCTCGAAGATGAGCTTGTGAGTAATAACCCTCCACACGATGACGTTAAGGACGCACTAGCGACTGCTATCGAAGGTGCTGTGAGGCCCACTAAAAACTACATCGGTTCTTCGTCTTCAAACGTAATTAAATTCAACGAAAGGTTCGGAGGTAGAAGCTTCTGATGGCTGGAACAACACTAGATCTTGAAAACCTGATTGATCCAGATGATCTGGCTAAAGAGATTTCTCTTAACTGGATCGAATGGGACAAACTTCGAGTTGAATGGAAAGAAGAGAAGAAAGAGCTTCGTAACTACATCTACGCTACGGATACTCGAACTACTTCTAACCAAGACCTACCGTGGTTCAACTCAACGACTACACCTAAACTCACACAAGTATATGATAACCTAAAAGCTAATTACTCTGCTGCTCTTTTCCCAAACACCAACTGGATGAAATGGGAAGCACATGACCGGGAAGCTGCTACCAAAGCCAAACGAGACACTATTCAGTCTTATATGGAAAATAAGATTAGACAGAGTAAGTTTGAGCGTGAGGCCGATAAACTAATTGATGACTTCGTTCTTTTCGGAAACTGTTTTGCTACAGTAGAGTTTGAGCAAAATTATAACGAGGTGGACAATGAAGTTATCCCCGGATACATTGGTCCTGCTATTAAGCGCATTAGTCCTTACGATATTGTCTTCAACCCTACGGCATCAAGCTTTAGCAGCTCTCCGAAAATCATCCGATCTATTACAACTCTTGGGGAACTAGCCCGCGATGATCGGTACTCGGAAGTAATCGAGAAGACAAAGTATAACCGAAGAGAGGTAGCTGCGGCTGACTCTTGGGACAAGTCCGAAGGCTTCGTAGCAGATGGTTTCTCGGACATCCAACATTACTACGGTTCTGGTTATGTAGAGATCCTGACGTTCTATGGTGATGTCTTTGATGTACGAACCGGAGAGTTCAGGTCAAACCGTAAAATAGAAATTATCGACCGTGCCTATATCTTGTCTGACGAACCTGTAGCCTCTTGGCTTGGAAAGGAACCAATCTTCCATGCTGGCTGGCGTAACCGTCCGGATAACCTCTGGGCAATGGGTCCACTGGACAACCTTGTCGGTCTTCAATACCGTATTGACCATCTGGAAAACCTGAAGGCTGATGTCTTCGACCAGATCGCTTACCCAATCATGAAGATCCGTGGTGACGTAGAAGACTTTGACTACGCCCCGGGCACACGAATTATCCTAGGAGAAGAAGGGGACGTTGAGTATATGTCTCCTGATGCTACTGCTCTCAACGCAGACATGCAGATCCAAGTCCTAGAAAACAAAATGGAAGAGCTTGCTGGTGCGCCTCGACAGGCAATGGGTATTCGAACACCCGGTGAAAAGACAGCCTTCGAAGTACAGCAACTCCAAACCTCATCGTCTCGTATCTTTGAACACAAGGCTATGAAGTTTGAAAGAGAATTCCTTGAGCCTGCTCTGAACGCAATGCTTGAGTCTGGTCGACGTAACATGGATGCTTCCGACCTTATCCGTGTACTCGATGATCCGACTGGAGCTGAACTGTTCAAGTCCATCACTCGTGAGGACATTACGGCTAAAGGTAAGATTGTTCCTCGTGGTGCTTCTCACTTCGCAGAGAGAGCACAGCGTCTACAAAACCTTCTGCAAATGCAGCAGATGAAAGCCGACCCAACTGTAGGTGCACACATTTCTGGTAAGGTTATCGCCCGTATCATGGCTGAAGAGTTGAATGAAAAAGACCTCTTTGGAGATAACATTGCAGTAGAGGAACAAATGGAGACTCAGAAGGCTGCTCAGGACGCTGAAGCAGACGCTATGGAGGAACTCCAAGTTGCAGCGGAGCAAGGTCTGTAATGGACTCCCGTTGGCTCAAAGGACACTCTAATCGAGAAGCTAGGAAGAAACAAGTCAAGGACATGGATTATGCCTTTGATGAGATCATCAAGCTTCTCGAGAAGGAGTACAAGAAAAAGCCAGCCGATAGAGATTACACCAATCCTAACTGGATGGCAAGTCAAATTGCGATCAACGAGTATAACCAAGCCGTTGACGACATCATCAAACTCTTAACAATTAAGGAATAACATGTCCAGTGTTTTTGACGCTCCCACCACAGAGCAAGAAGCCAATAACTCCCAAGAAACTCCCACCACAGAGGATTGGGTTAGTGAACTGGTAAAAGAAAAGGGTGAGCAATGGCAAGACCCGCAAGCAATTGCAAAAGGGTATCTCCACGCTCAGAACCGTATCAAAGAACTCGAGGCTATCGCTGAGAAAGCCAAAGAGAATGACTACGCCAAGACCCTACTGGAACAACTTCAAGCTACACAGGCCCCAGCAGCTACTCCTGAACCGCTTGAAACTAACGAAACTCCGAGTAGCACAGAACAAAACGACCATACCAGTCTGCGTCCTGAGGATATTGAGAGCCTGTTGGAAGAGAAACTTTCTACTCGTGCTAAACAAGAGAAAGTAGAGAAAGCCCTTCGTGAGAAATTTGGGGATAACGCAAACAAAGTTGTCCACGACCGAGCAAAGGAACTCAATCTCTCCATTGAGAAGATGCAAGAACTTGCAAATGAATCCCCCGATGCATTTCTTCGTCTTGTCGGTGATCCCGCACCCAAGGAGACAAACAAAACTATTTCGTCTTCTATTAACACGGGTAGCGGTTTCAACAGTAATAGCGGTGAACGTAACCACGCTTACTACAGCGAGCTTCGCCGCAAGAATCGCAAACTCTATGACTCAATGCAATCCCAAATGCTACAAGATCGTATGCGACTTGGGGATGCTTTCTACAAAAATTAAAGGAGACAGTAAATGTCTGGTATGACTACTGGTAACTCGGAACACCTGATTCGTTCTGAGATTTGGTCCACGGAGCTTAAGGAAATCCTCCGTGATGAAATGATGGCGCAAAGCTACGTCCGTATGCTCGATGGCTTCCCGGATGGCGATACCTTCACTATCCCGTCTATCGGTCAAGCACAGGTTGACGACTACGAGGAAGATACTGAGATCCAGTTCCGTCCGATGGACACTGGTGAGTTCCAGTTCTCGATCACCGAATACCTGTCGAGCGGTACCTACATCACCAAGAAAAACATGCAGGACTCGTTCTACTCTGCACAACTGATTTCTCGCTTCCTCCCGGAGCAGGAACGTGCAATCATGGAACACTTTGAGACCACTACTCTGGCAACCCCGGAAGCTGGTGTCGCTGCAAACTCTAATGAGCTTATCGACGGTATCGAACACCGTTGGGCAGCTGGTGGTGCAGACGCTCGTATGCAAGTCGAGGACTTCGCTCGTGCCCGTTATGCTCTGAAAAAAGCTAACGTCCCGGATCGGAATCTGGTCGCTATCGTTGACCCTTCCGTTGAATACACTATGAACACTCTGACTAACCTGACTAACGTTTCGGACAACCCGCGTTGGGAAGGTATTGTCGCTGACGGTATCGCTACTGGTATGAAGTTCGTCAAGAACATCTACGGTTTCGATGTTTACACGTCCAACCACCTTAAGGACATCACAGATAACGCCCTGAACACTGCGGCTGACTCTGCGGTTGACTTCTCGTCTGAAAACGGCAAGGCCAACCTGTTCTTCTCTGCGGATGCTTCGGTTACTCCGTTTGTTGGTGCATGGCGTCAGATGCCTGAAGTTGACTATGAGTTCAACAAGAAGCGTCAGCGTCACGAGTATATGACCACTGCACGTTACGGTGTGAAGAAGTATCGCCCCGAGAACCTCGTGGTTGTTCCTTCCAAGACCGACGTGTAATTGAAAGAATAAGGAGAAGATATTATGTCTTGGAAAAACGCTGACGGTCTTGAAGTGCTTATGCACGGTGAACAAGGCAAAGTGAAAAAGAACGGTGGTACAACTCGTTCTATTAAACAAACTCTGATTGTCGACGTGGAGGGTACTGAGGTACCTTCTACTGCCGATACCCCGGAGGCTAACGACGCATTTATTCCGGCAGGTGCCTATATCACTGGTGCTTACCTGATTGTCGAAGAAGCCTTTACATCCGGTGGTGCTGCAACCATGACAATCGGTACGTATGAGAAAGACGGTACGACTATTGATGCTGATGGTGTCGATGCTGCTGTTGCTCTCACCGCAGTAAACGCTGGAGGCAAGGTCGTCAAGAACGATGGTGCTCAAGTGGCTGGTGCCGCAACCGTTGGTTCTGCTGATGCGTATGTCAAAGTAAACTATGGTACTGCTGCCTACACTGGTGGTAAGGCCAAACTGTTCGTGGAATACATCCCACGGTAACTTTAACGGAGGGGAGTCTTGGAGGTGAGGCTCCCCTTCTTTCCCTTAGGAGATATTCATGGCAAACATTCTTCATTCTGTCCTACAAGGCTCCGAGATCCATGAGCCTAAGGGTGCTGACACTGCAAGTGAAAAACAAGTCTACCTGTCTGATGGCACTGGATCTGGTGCTTGGACTAACTGGCCGACAGGTTGGGGTTACTACGTAGACAACACAGCTCAGGTCTTTGGGAACAGTTACAGTAAACTGACAATCAGTGGGACAGGTTCTGGAAGTGACTCAACACACCTCCCAATTGGTATCAGAGGCTCTGGTGAACTTTGGGATTCTTCCTCTAATGTAATCACACCGATGGCTGTTGGGGATGCATACGATATGCGTCTAAATCTTCCAGTTACAGCTGAGACTGGGTCTCCCACAGAGATTACGATCCAACTAGATATCGGTGGAGGTGCTTCTCCGACTATCGTTGTTGCAAGCCGATACGCGAGTGCTGGTCGCTCTACACCTTACACGATTACTGTAGGTTTCCCTATTTTCACACTAAACACTTTCATCACCAACGGTGGTCAATTTTTTGTAAAGACTGACTCTGGTTCAGTTACTATTACAAACCCTGGCCTTCTACTGGTACGCAACCATCCGGGTGACATCTAATGTCTATGAAGAAAACACTGCTGGAGATCGTCCAAGACATTCTCTCGGATATGGACTCTGAGGAAGTTAATTCGATCTCTGACTCCAATGAGGCTCGTCAAGTTGCACGTATTGTACAGACGACCTTCTACAACCTGATCGCTACAAGGGAGATTCCAGAGCATGAAGAGCTTCTGAAACTAACTCCTGCAAGCGACTCCAACTTTCCAACTCATTTTGAGTACACAGACAATGTAAAAGAAATCACTGATGTTTGGTACGAGGACTCTGATGGCTTCTACCGAGAAGTTCGTTGGATTGAACCTTTGGACTTCCTAAACCGAACAGACCGTGTAACAGAAGATTTTGTCACTGTCTTCGATAAGAACGGTGGTACAAAACTTAGAATTAAGAACGATGCAAATCCGACGTTCTACACTTCTTTTGACGACAAGTGGATCGTTATGAACTCCTACGACTCCTCTGTTGATTCAACCCTTCAATTCTCGAAAGTACGTGCCTATGGTACAGTCTACCCTGTTTTCACTCTTGCAGACGGTTACACACCTGACCTTGACTCTACCTTATTTCCTTATCTTGTCGCTGAAGCTAAGTCCACGGCTATGTCCCTTCTGAAGGGGCAGACAGACCCTAAGGTAGACCAACAGTCTCGTAGACAAAAAAGCTATATGCAAAACGATCAATTTAGATCAGAACGAGGAAACAAGAGAGTAAACTATGGTAGATGTTGAACGGGGTGTAGACGATTACGGGTTTGAGTGGATCAAAGTAAAATCCCCAAAAGCTGAAGTGACCTACTTGATCTCCAAGTCTGAGAATGGTTTCTCACAGTACCAAGTCTCCCTGTCTAGTGGTAAGGTTCCTGCCGAACTTAGTGGTGTCTACACAACCCCTGACTTTGCTCTCCGTTGTGTTCTGAAACATATTGAGAAGAAACGTTGGACACAAGCTGCTAAAAACAGGGAAACAGCAAAACGAGTAGCTCAACGTAAAAAGGAACGCACGGATGGTAAGCTTCAATCAAACAGTTCGGACACAGTTCAATAAAGGACTGCTGACTGAATTCTCAGAACTAAACTTCCCTGAGGAAGCTTCTATTGACGAACTCAACTGTGATCTGTTCAAAGCAGGCAACAGGACTAAAAGAAAAGGTTTCAGCCCTGAGGTAGGCTCTTCTCCAGCCTCCGGGCCTTTTCAACTTGGTTCTCTCTTCCACACAGCTACTTGGACTAACGTTGGTGGAGATCCTTCGGTAGAATTCCTTGTGGTCCAGTCTGGTGGTAAGATCAGGTTCTACCGTAAAGGTAACGCACCTATGTCTGAGCAAAGTGTTAAGACCTCTTCTACCAGCGAGACCATTTACCAACTGAACCTAAACCCTTACTCAGTCGTTGGTGGTCTTGGTTCTGACGCCTCTAAGATTGACGTTGCATCCTTTGATGGAGACCTAGTTATCGTGTCTCCTCAGATCAACCCTATCCGGGTGGAATACAACACAAACGATGGTACTTTCAACGTAGAGCAGATTGAGTTCCGTATCAGAGACTTTGAATGGCAAGGTCAACGAGAACTCTACGCTAAGTCGAATGGAGAAGAATTCGTAGGTCCGGGACGTAAGTATGACACCAAGAACTGTGGTTGGGCAGATGGTCCAAACGACATTGGTGATACTGTTCTTAACTCCTACATCAGCGCTAAAGCCGCTTGGCCTCCCCTGACACACCCTTGGTTCTCTGGAAAGGACTCCAACGGTAACTTCCAAGTAGCCACTTGGGAAAAAGTTTACTCCGGTACAAGCCTTATTGGCAACGGACACTACATTCTAGACCTCTGGGATCGTAACCGAGAAGAAGTCAGTGGAGTTACTGGTGTCTCAAACGAGTTGATCACAGACCGGTTTGCTACGATTGCTGCTTATGCTGGTCGTGCTTGGTACGCTGGGTTTGACTCTCGAGTTTACTACTCTCAAATTCTTGAAGACAACAACCAACTTGGTGAACTTCTCCAGTCCAACGATCCAACTTCTGAGGAGTCTTCTGACGTTCTTGCTACTGACGGTGGCTACATCAACCTTCCAGAAGCGAATGGTATCCGAAAACTACACGCCTTTGGGTCATCTTTGCTTGTCTTCGCTGACAATGGTGTGTGGCGTATCTCTGGTATCGACGGAAACCTCTTTAAGGCTGACGACTTCTCTGTATACAAGATTACAGACTTTGGTCTAGCTTATCGTACTTCTCTGGTAGCGGGCCAGAACAGTGTTCCCTTCTGGTGGAGTTACACAGGTATCCACACTATCCAAGTTACAGATGCTGGTGGTCTTGTAGAAGTAAACGTTAGTCGAGACACTATCCAGTCCTTCTGGGAGAACATTGACTCTGAGGCTAAGACATTTGTCACAGGCACCTATGATGCTTTCAACAACCGAGTGGTTTGGCTGTACCCTGAAGACAATGAGACTGTCGACTACAAGTTCCGACGACTACTTTTCCTTGACGTAGACCTTGGTGCTTTCTTCCCTTGGGAGGTGGCTGACAACGGTAATACCTACATCTGTGGAACATCGTTCTTTAACGGCTCTGGTAGTTCTTCTGTGACATTCAACGTAGTTGACTCCAACGGTGACATTGTCCAAGATACAAACGGAAACAATGTCGTAGTGGAAAGAACGGCAGGTACTGTTCGATCCTCTGAGATCTACTTCCTTATCCGTACAGAGAACAACGAGATTACCTTTGGTCTTTTTGATCGTGATACTTATTACGACTGGGGAGATCAGCCTTACGATGCTTACGCAGAGTCCGCTTACAACTTCATTGGAGATCTTGGTCGAAGAAAGACAAGCCCCTATATCACTGTCTTCATGAGGCAGACTGAAATGGGTTTCACAGACCAAGGTAACGGAACTTACTCTGCTATTGATGAGTCCTCTCTTAACGTCTCAGCCTTCTGGGACTTCAAGAAAAACCCATCCTCGGCTCAACAACAAGCTTATCGACACAAGACACCTGTTCTTGTCAATGTAAACGATCTAAGTGATTTCCCTACACCAACAACTGTTCTAACTACTCGACTTAAACTTCGAGGGAGAGGAAGGGTTGTTAAGATTAGGTTCGAAGGTGTCCCCGGAAAGGGATTTAACCTCCTAGGCTGGGAAACACTGGACGCTAGAAAAGACACGTATTAATGATTAGGTCAGCTACAAAAGACGACAAACTTGAGTTCCTTCTCCTATGTAAGGAATTCCTGAAAGAAAGTTCTTACCCGTTCTCTATGAGTATCAAGAAAGTCTCTGAGAACTTCAACGCTATCGTAGACCATGAACAGTTCTTTGTCAAGGTCATCGAGAAAGAAGGAGAACTCGTTGGTTTCCTTGTAGCTGGCCTTGTGTCTCCTATGTTTTCTGATGACATTGTGTCTTCTGAGCTTGCTTGGTTTGTGTCTAAAGAACACCGTGGTGATTCTGACAGCATTAAACTTCTGGTCCAGTACGAAAAGTGGGCAAAGAAGCAAGGATGTAAATTCATCACTATGGTCGACATCGACTCTCTTAATAGTCTCGAAGACTTCTACTCTCGAAGAGGATACACCCTCACAGAGAAAACTTATGTAAAGGAAATCTAATGGCTGCATTCTCGTCTATTGCTCTAGCTGTAGGTGCTGCTGCCTCTATCGGTGGTACTTACGTATCCTACAAAAACCAAAAGAAAGCTGCTGCGTCTCAACGACGTCAACAAGAGGTAGCCACTCGTCGTTCTCGTCGTCAGGCTATCCGGCAAGCACAGATCGCTCGTGCCCAAGCTGTTGCCTCTGCTGCTGCCTCAGGAGCCACTAATAGTTCAGCTGCCTTTGGAGGCCAAGCTTCTATTGGATCCCAAACAGGGGAGGCCCTAGGGTTCTCCACTCAAATGTCTAGTCTGTCTGGTGACATCAGTCGATACTCCAGTCGAGCAAACATGGCTCAAGGTGTCGCTGGTCTGGGTAACATGGCAATCAGTTACGGTGTCCAACAAGGTGGTAACTTCAACTGGCTTAAGAACGCAACTCAAAAACCTACTTCAGTATCACAAGCCTATAACCTAGGCTCTGGTCTTTATGGAGCCTCTGCTGGTCCTCAAGGTAATTTCTAAATGACAAACTTTCCTGTAAACAAGATGCCCACTGGTCCCGTGAACTTCATGGACCAAGAACAAACTGAAAATGTAAACAGTTCAGCTGTTGGAGATCGTGCGGTATCTTTGGCCGCAGGAGAAGGAGTAGCCCCGACACAAACCCGTGAGGCTTCTCGCGTTGGAGACAAAAGCGCTGTTCTTCAATCTCAACCGCCTATTCAGAGTACTCAGGAGAACTATGTCCGAGAGGCTCTGGCACAAGGTAACGTGAACCTTGAAACCCTGTCTGCTGCCGTAGCGATGGCCCCAGAGAAAGCTGAGGTTCGTCAGGAGTTGGAAGACTACTTCATTGAGGTTGGTCGTCTTGAAAAGGACGCTAACTATACTCCTACTGATCTTCGCTACGTCACAAACACTCTTATCGCTGAACAACTCTTCCGTGACCGTATCTCTGAAGTAGAGAGTGACACTGGTTTTGTTGGTCGTGTAGGTGACTGGGTTGATCGCTATATGCTCCGTCAGATCCCCATTGGTATGGTGGAAGATCTCACTAAGCGTCGTGAACGTAAAGGCGAAGAACTGCTCCAAGCTGCTCTGACGATGAACCCTAAACAGTACAAAGAGTTCATCTCTAACTACATCGACGAGTTGTCTGACGAAGGTTTTTTCCTCTCGGACAACATCTACGCTCTGCAAGATGGTTTTGAAGAAGCAGTAAACGCTGGTTATGATCCCTTTGGGAATGTGATTGCTGGTCTTGCTGCATTCGAAGCCATCGGTATCGCAAAGCCTCTTGTACGCTCTGTACGTTCCCTCGGTAAGGCAGACTCGGTTATCGGTCGAGTAGCTGCTCTAGAAGGCCAGGAGATCGCCGCAGAGGTCGCTGAGAAGGCCATTGAGGCATCTGAGGGACTAGACCCCCATATCCTCACTAAGGCCGGTCCTGAGGCTTTTGACGAGGGCACTGCTGTTGTACGTCCTCAGTCTGCTAAAGTCCTTGAGATCGCAGAAACGAATACCCTTTGGGCTAAAATTCGTGAACTAGACAAGAAGGGTGTGTTCGGTCGTGTAGCAACTCCTGAGGAAACTCTGTCTGCTGGCCGTAAGATTGTAGACGACTACAAGAAACGAGTGACAAACACTTTCAACAACTTTAGTGTTATCCAAGATATCGCTGGGAACTCTATTGTTCGTACTGACTTTGGCAATATCAAAAACGGTACTCCCTACAAACGTATGAGAGACGCCGAAAAGGCTGCAAGCAAATCTGTCCCTGAGGCTTACGCTGCACCTGTTGACCCTGATGATGCTTCCAAAGGTTTTGTTGTTCGAGTAGACAAACGTATCGACGTCACTGGTCTTGCTGATGAGTTTGACACAAATGCAATCGAGTACGGAGCTATCCGAGAAAACTTTGCTCGTGTCTTTGGCTCTAATGCTGCTCTTGACGATGAGTACCTTACCGCTCTTGCTAACATGGCTGAGAGTGGTCAGACAGCGATTAAAGAGGCTGCTCGTACCTATGAGAAAGCCCTCAAGACTACACCTCGTGACTCTAAGGTTGCTATTGTTCGTGTCTTCAAAGAACTGAGGGACGGACAGGACGCTGCCACTAAGATGGGTTACACCCGTGAGGAGTTCAAACAAAAGTTCAAAGAGTTTCACCCTAAAGGTCTTGCTCCTACCGAGAAGGATATGGAGGCTTACGACGCTTTGACTCAGTTTGAAGATGCTGGTTGGCTCATGAGGGCTAACGAGAGTCTTGCTCGCTATGTTAAGAACGACTACTGGGCTATCGAAGTGGACGATGGACGGACTATTGCTCGCAAGGCAAAAGAAGTTCCTGAAGATACTTGGGTCTACAATGTGACAACTGGTGTCAACGACCGCTATTCTAACATTGATGTTCCTGTTTGGCGTCTGGATCAACCTCGTCGTGACGGTGTAGAGTACGTCTCTAATCCTAAGTCTGTGAAGGTTCTGGACCATGCTGATGTAATGGGTTTCAATGCTGGTGGTCGACGGGTAAACCCTAAAGCCAACTACTTTGTTACCTTTGATGGTGATCGCCCTCGTGCTGTCATGACAACCTTCACTGAGAAACAAGCCCGTATCGCTGTAGATCAGTTGAACAAGCTTCGTGCAAAAGTACGTGAACTTGGTGGAGATATCAACAAGATTAAGTCCTCTGAGGAGCTTGATGATGTTGTACGTGCCAACAACGACTGGAACCCCTCGATCACAACCTTCGATGAGTTTGCTACTCTAGTAAAAGATCGTGGTTGGGACTTGACAAAGAAGATCAGTCACAAACAACGTGATGGTGAAATTGTAGACGAGACAGCTGACAGCTTCCACAAAGGTGAGAAGTGGGACAACTATGTCCGAGTACAGCTTCATCGTTACAACGACACTCTGATGGACTTTGGTGGTGGAGAGAGCTACAACGTAGACCCAGTAAGTGCTATCCTTGGTGAATTTGCCAACGCAGCTACTCACTACACACACAGGGCTTACACCTACAAAGCCTCTGCGTCTTGGGTTAAACGTGCTGCTCGCAAAGGATCTGGTGTTAAACTTTCAGACTCGTTTGCAAAGGACGACTACCTGAACCAAGTTCAACATGCTGAGATCACAGGTTCTGACTCTGTTGCTCGTCGTATGCGTCACCAACGTGCTGTTATCCGACGTAGACTTAAGATGAGTGGTCCTGTCCAACAACGGTTTGAAGCCTTTGGTCAAGAAGTAGCTGAGTTTGTTTCTGATGCTACTAAAGGCCGTATTCAACCACACAGTCTAGACCCTAGTGACAATCTTTTGAAACTGGGTTTTCAGTCTGCTTTTGGTTTCTTCAACGTGTCTCAGTTCGTAATGCAGTCCTTCCATGCGACTACCATTATAGCTATCTCACCTAAACAGGGTGCCCGTGCCGCTGTGTCTGCTATTCCACTTCGGTTGGCCCTCAACGCTACAAACCCTGCTACACAGAAGCTGGCTGTTAACCGTCTGGCTAAAGTGATCGGGGAGACAGAAGAAACTGCTGCCGAACTGGTGGAGTACATTCGTTCCTCTGGTCGAGACATTGTGGATGGAGATGCTATTGAGTTGGGCACTGGTCCTTCTTATGGTATCTCAGGTTGGCAAGAGAACTCTTACCTTCCTTCCTCTGTCTCTAATGTACTTCAGAAAGCGACTAACGGTGGTCAAGCCCTTTTGGACTTTGGTCTTCAGCCCTTCCGTCAAGGTGAGCGTCTGTCTCGTCTTACTGGGATGACTACAGCGTTCTTTGAGTACAAAGCGAAGTATCCTAAGTCTTCTGCTCTGTCTGACGAAGGACGTAGGTGGATTACCACACGTGAACAGAACCTTACTTTCAACATGACTGCTTCGGCTCGTCCTATGTTCCAAGAAGGTGTGATGAAAGTTCCAACCCAGTGGTTGTCCTACAGTTTCCGTGCGATGGAGACAATGGTCTTGGGTCGTGGGTTTACCCCTGCTGAACGTGCCCGTATGGCTGCTGCACTTCTTCCGTTCTACGGTATGACTGGAATGGGTCTTGGCTCTGCTGCTGAGTGGGCCTCGGAGAAACTTGGTCTAGAAGATCCTGAGTTGTTCATCGGACTTAAGTACGGTTTCCTTGATTACCTTATCTCGGAGATCACTCCTGTTGAGACTGCCTTGGCTACCCGTCTTGCCCCAATCACTGCCTTCACTGACCTTTGGAGTAACATTGTTGGTGGAGAGAAGAGCTTTATTCAAGTAATCGGTGGTCCTTCCGGGGACATTACTACTGGTGTACTTGGACAGTTCTTAGAGGTTGGTAACGAGCTGTGGAATGGACATACTGTGTCTCTCACAGAGGACAGCCTAGCTTTGTTGCGTCAGCCTTCTGGTTTGGACAACATTGCGAAAGGTATCGGCATCCTGACTAACGGAATGTATCGCTCTAAGACTGGAACCATCCTTCCTGTTGAGATGAAACCTTCTGATGCTCTCATCAGTTTCATGGGGTTCTCTCCTCTCGAAGTATCCGAGTTCTACTCTCAGAAGTCTGGTCAGTTCAACTCAGACAAGAAGCTTCGTGCTTTCACCAAACAGATGAGAAAAGACTACCAGTTGGCGATGCAGCTTTGGAGAGAAGATCCTGATAAAGGAACTAAGATGTTCCAAGAGATCCACACTAAGGTCGCTTTGTCTGGTTTCTCAATGGCTCAACAACAAAAGATCCGTCAGGGTCTTGCTAAAGATGTAAGCTACCAAGAGGTATACTACATCATTCAAAACCTAATTGAACGAGACAGGAATAACACTGCACTCGTTGTTGAACAACTCCTAGGAGAAAAAACACAATGACACTAGCCCCTACCCTTAACCAAGGGATTGGCTTTGAACAGCCAGTTCAAGAACCCAATATTCTGTCTGGCATTGGAAACACCCTGAGTGCTTTTGCCTCAGGGACTTCCAAAAAGAAAGGCCCTTCTTACAAAGACCAACAGGAGGTTGCCCTTAAAGGTGGTCTTGTTGAAGGTCTTGAGAAAGCACAGGCCCTTCGGGAACAGGGTAAGGGGTCTCAGGCAACACGTCTAGAGCGTGAAACACTTCTGAAATACTCGATGCAAGGTGGTGATCTTAACTCTGGGGATACTCAGTCTCTGATTACCACCTACACGGGTCGTCCATCTGAGGATGTTGGCTTTACTCAAGAAGAAGCTGCTTTCCAAGATATGATCCAAAGCCCTGAGTTCCAGAAGTCTTTTCTAGGTACTTTTGCTTCTCATCCAGAGGCATCCGAAGAAGAGCGGATTAACATTGCTGCGTCTAACCTTCAGATGGCGGCTGCTACAGAAGATATCATCCAACAGACTAAGACAAACTGGATTGCTAACCAAGGTCAGTCTTCTCGTGTGGCTAAGATCGAACAATGGCGTCAAGGTAACATGGGTATCTTGTCTCTCTCCGGCACTCAGAATGGTCGAGTAGACAACAACTCTGTGCAACAAGCCATGTTGGACTTTGGGAACCTGAGAGCAGAGATCATCAACTCTCGTCCTGCTGGTGTAGCTTCTGGTGAATGGAAACCTGTTGAAGACTCTCTGGCTGCTGTGGAGAAACAACTCCAACTGGCAAACGAACTGACCTCTAACGACGAGATTGCTTCTGATCTGGTGCGTGAGTTTATGGACGCTGTGGCTGGTCTTGAAGATGTCTCGATGGCAGACAAGAACGTAGCTATCCAAGTTATGATGAAAGATCCGTCTGCTTTCCTTGAGCGTGGTGCTATCCAAGAAGGTACACTCCAGAACATTTTCTCTGCTGCTTCTAAGGTTGTTGTAGAAGACAATGCTGCTGCTCTTGAGAAAGGCAATGGTAACGGTGATGTTATCGGGGACGAAAACCCCGGTGCTTTCACTACAGCTGAAATGGAGTCTGTCTCCGGCACTGATCCGAGTATTAAGTTCCGTGAGGCGTCTGACCTCGCTTCGGCTGCTGGTGGTATCACCAATGTTCTGAACGACCAAACTGCAACTTCTCAGTGGATCGGTCTTACTCGCCAAGGTCTTGCTTCTCTGAAGTCTATGGCTGCTGAAAACGAAGCTTGGGCAACTGCTGAAGGCTACCGGAAGTATTTCAACCAGAACTTCTTCCAAACGATGGATGGTCTTCGTAACAGTGGTTCTACCTTCCCGTATGACGCTATGCGGGGTAAAGCTCTGGACACTATCGACACGAACATCACTGCTCTCCGGGCTGGTATCAATGTACGGACAGAGAGCAACATTGTAGAGTACAGTGCCGCTTCCAATTCACTTATCTTCAATCGGGATGCCTTCTTGGCCTCTGACCGTGTACCGCCTTCTGTAAAGGCAGAGGCTCTGTCTGTCATTGACAACAAGTACAACGGGGATATTATGAAGTACATCACCAACGAACCTAGTTACTTGACTAGCCGTATCTTTGGTGAACTTCAAAACTCTGACGTGACTGATCGTATCAAAGCGATTGACCAACTGAATACCTTCAAATCTCGTCTTCCTGCCACTGAAGAAGAACTTCAAGGTGGAGAGGGTGTAGGACAACTCGGGGGTGGACAGGGTTCTGACTTCATGGGTCCGGACACAGCAACAGGTCTTATCGCTGAGTTTGAAGGCTTTCGTGAAGGCGCTTACTGGGATGTGAATGCTTTCCGTGCAGGCTTTGGTTCTGATACAATCACTCTGGCTGACGGTACTGTAAAAAGTATTAATGAGACCTCTGTGGTCACACGTGAAGACGCTGAAAGGGATCTTGCCCGTAGGGCTGAAGAGTTCGCCACTAAAGCCAAACGTCAAGTAGGCTCCGATGTGTGGACAAACCTACCGGGTAACGTGACAAACGCTCTTACGTCTATCGCCTACAACTACGGCAGTCTTCCTGATAGGATTGTACCTGCCGTTAAGTCAGGTGACATTGAGGAAATCGCTCGTGCTGTGGAGACACTGAAGAACGACAACGATGGGGTAAACTCCCGACGTCGTCAGCGTGAGGCAGATATCATCCGAGGTAAACAACTTCCTCCGTCTGCTGCTCCTATCTACGCTTCAGCACCTCCGAGTCGACCAGAAAGTCTTGGTCAAGTCGAAAAACCTGAGGTAAAGGTAGCGTCTACTGGTGGTACTGCCGTAGAGGCCCGTGGAGCTTCACCAGAGGCTGTAACACAGGTTAAACGTACCGAGGGTACTAAACAAGAAAAGACCCCTGACAAAGCCTCTGAGCAGATCTGGGGTAAACTAGAAAGTCAGACAAAGAAGATGTTGGTTCGTCTCTTTGGTGACGAAGAAGCTGCCCTGAAGGCTATTGCCGAGGGTGAAATTTCTGAGGAGGATCTTCTGTGAGACTTTACCCAAGCCTAACGGTTGACGGTGAGTTCAAAGCTTTGAGGGACGCTGGTTACACTGGCTCCCTCAATGATATGCAATTCGCTTTTCTACGTTCTGAGGGATACTCTGGTGCCCTTGGTGATATGCAGTACCAATTCACAGGGGGTGATGCCCCTCCTAGTGGTGTCTACTACCCACCGGCGACAACCATTTTAAGTAGTTTTTCCACTCCCGGGCCAAGTCCAATCGGGCTGGCGTTTGATGGAAATAACCTGATAAGTTGTGATTTTAACACCGACAGGATCTATATCCACGACGGCGTAAGCTCCACAGTATCAAGCAATTTCGCCTCCCCAGGAGCTTTCCCCTACGGCTTAACATTTGATGGAACCAACCTGATTAGCTGTGATGGAGTGGCCGCTAGAATTTACGTGCATAGCGGGGTAAGTTCGACCACCTTGAGCAACTTCGCCACGCCCGGAACGTTTCCCACTGGACTGGCATTCGATGGAACCAACCTGATTAGCTGTGATGCGTCCTCTGACACCATTTATGTACACAGTGGCATAAGCTCCACTATCTCCAGCAGCTTCGCCAGCCCTGGAGGGGGCTCCTCACTAGGCCTGACGTTTGACGGAACTAACTTGATTAGCTGTGATAATTCAGCAGAAATCATCTATATCCACGATGGGGTAAGCTCAACCATCCTAGACAGCTTTTCTAGTCCGTCCGGAAACCCTAGCGGCCTTACGTTTAACGGAACAAACCTAATCAGTTGCGACACTAGCTCTGACACCATTTACGTACATGGGACTGGTCCTTCTCAGTTCGATCTAACAGCAGTAGAAAACCCTCTCAATACAACTTTGGTTGGTTACGACACACGGGGTACCCCGTTTGGACAAATCTCACAAGAACCTTTCGATGGATACGAAATCAGCGTCTTGCTGTACGTCGGTTCCTCTAACTCTGTAGACCTCCGTTTCAAAGGGAATGTAGTTGACGACCTA